GAATCTTTTCGTAAAAGAGAAGCTGAATATAAAGTTAAAACTGAAAAGAATTATAAAGAAGCTTTAGCTAAAGCTAATCAAACTATTGATGAATGGCGAAAAGGAGGTACAAAAAAAGAAATTCATTATACTAGATATTATGCAAATCCTGATACTAGAGGAATTAAAGCTATGGATAGTGTATTATATCATACTATATTTCCTAATACTCAACTTAGAATTAGACCAGATAAACCTAATTGGGTTGAAACTAGTAGAGGTGCTTTAGTTCCTCTTGAAACTGCTATTAATATATTTAATCAATTATATGTTGATTATATTATTAGTGGTAAAACTGAATTTCAATTTAAATATAACGAGTTTAAAATTGGTTCATTCTGTGTTTCAAGAGCTAGTTATGTTGGCAAATTTACTGATATTAATCATTATGAAAATCCTTGTGAAAATACTTATAAAGATTTAGGTTATAAAGAATGGATGTTTAGAATAGGTTGTCATACTCTTTGGTTTGATGATATTAAAGATTTTGCTAGATATTATAATCTGCAAGATAGACTTAGTTTTCCTCTTGATAAAACTACTGATGAATGTATGGAGAATCATTTGATTCATTTACCTAGTGGAAAAACTATTGAAGCTGTAGGAACAATGGATATTTAACTTAATAAAATAACAATTATGACAGAAAGTGATTTAAAGTATTGGAAAGCGGTGCTTAATGGAGTAGTTCCAGAGCATCTTGTAACTCCTGAAGTTGTTGCATTACGTGACCAACAAAACAAAATGCTTAGTCTTATGGCTAAGAAGAATGCTGATTATGGTAATGCTTTTAATAAAGGTTGTGATAAACTAGGCTATAGATATGGTCTAGCTAGAATGTATGATAAAGCTAATCGTCTGATTCATCTTATTGAAGATGATTTTCAAGGTTACAGTAATCCTAATGTTGAAGATGAAAGTATGTTTGATACTATTCAAGATTTAGCTAATTATTGTAACATGTTATTAGCTTGGCAAGCTAGTGATAATGGACATGAACCTACCATACCTTCTACGGGGCGGATAGAGTCAACTTTCATTGATATTTCTAATCTTGTTAAAACAGATAAACTTATTCTTGTCGAAGAAACTAGTAAGAGAATTGTAACTAATGAAATTATAGCTGCTTATGGTTTTGAAAATCTTTGTAAAGACAAAGATGGATATGTATATAATTTGTCTGCTGATAATAAAGAAATTCCTGTTACTAGCGAACATAAAGAAAATGTAATCGCTATGACTTCTGAAGATTATGAGAATGGAAAAGATTTTGTTAAACATAAAACAAATAAATAATTATGATTAAAGTTGTAAATCCTAGTGTTGAAGTTTGGAAACAAGATGGTTATGACTTAGAGAGTATTTTTAAACATATAGCTAGATGTGCTCGTGTTTGCTATCAAAGTACTCCTAAAAATAAAGATGAAGATGCTTATGATTTTCTTCTTAGAACTATTTTCAAAGGAAATGATTTCTTTGGATATAGTAAAATAAATCCTAAGAATCCATATGAACGAATACTTGCTCCAAATGCTTATGGTGATGTAGATTTAACAAGTCTTCATTTAAGTTGTTGTGAACATGCTACAGTTCATCTTAAATTTCCTACTTTCATGCCTAGAGCTGCTGCTATGTGGGAAGGTGTATATGAGCATAATAAATATAGTAAAACTAATAATCATGATGGTTATCTTTATGTTACTACAAATCTTAGAGTAATAATAGAAAATTATGCTATTGACACTCTTGAGTTTATAGATACAACTCCTAATTGTCCTTACTATATGCCAAGAACTACTGTTTGTTTTATAACAGATATTGGTGCTAGTCGTGAACTTAATCGTCATAGAGTTAATAGTGTCAGTGAAGAAAGTACTAGATATTGTGCTTATGATAAAGGTAAATTTGGTAATGGAATAACTGTTGCTAAACTTCCTTGGATTAAAACTATAGATACCAATGACGAATTTAACGTAACTACGTATAACAATGGCTTTTATAGTGATGAAGAAATTTATGATAAATCTACTCATCTTATTGAAGCTAAAAATACTGATGATTGGGTTGCTGTAGATTGGTTCTTATATGGTCTTCAAATTTGTGATTTAGTTTATCGTAAAACTCGTGAACTTGGTTGGACTGCACAACAAGCTAGAGAAATTCTTCCTCTTAATACTAAGACACAAGTAGTTCATACTGCTTTTGTTGATGATTGGGAGCATTGGATTGCTTTACGTAGTAGCGAAATTAGTGGTAAAGTTCATCCTATGATGAGTGAACTCGCTAAACAATTAGTTAAACAAGTATATCCTGAATAATCATGTGGATAAGTATATTAAATTATAATATGGGACAAATTGAAGTTGCTGATATAACTGACTTTGATTTAGATACTAATAATACTGATGCTAATACAATAGCAGAAATGTGGTTACTTAGTAATGGTTACAATTCTGATGAAGTTAAGTATATGCTAACTGAGGAATGTCCTTTGTGTGTAGTAAATAATGTAGAAACTCATTTAAATTTATAAGATTATGGAAAAGACTATTAAAGAAGTAAAAGAACGTGCAGAGAATTTAAAGAAAAGTATTCTTGCAGTAATTAATGATTTTGAAGTAGCAAATCCTGAAATTGAGGTTCGTGTTAGTGTAAGTCGTAATTACTCTTCTGAACTAAATAAAGCCACTCATAATGTAGATATAAACTTATCAATTAAGTAATATGGCAAAATGTTTTATTGGACTTCATAAATATGAAGTTCTTAAAGAAGTTGAAGTTAAAGATGTTGATACTGATACTATTGTCGGTATCAACATTGTTTCTCGTTGTACAGAATGTGGAAAGATTAATTCTACATTTGTAAGTAGTGATAGTAGATTTCTCGATAGAGAATATGTTTATATAAATAATAAGAAATAACATGGGAAAAAGTATTTTTGATATTGATAGAGAATTGTATACTCTTTATGATGAAATTGAAGAAGCAGGTGGAGAAATAACTCCAGAAATGAAGAAAAAGCTTGAGCTTAATGGTCAAGAAATGACTAATAAAGTTAAAAGTATTACTAATTATATCAATAAGCTCAAAGCTGACCTTCTTGCTATTAAGTCTGAGACTGATAGACTTGCTAAACTCAAGAAGTCTAAAGATAATACAATTATAGGTCTTACTAATCTTGTTTTATTTGCTATTAGAAATTATGGTACAGAAGACAAGAAAGGTAAGAAGTGGATTGATTGGGGTACTGGTAAAGTTGGTATAAGAAAGAGTACAACTGTAGAACTTGACGATAAGAAGATTGAGAATCTTGTTGATGTTTTTAAAACTACTGTTGTTAATGGCATTTATACTAATACTCTCCATCAAGCTGATAGTATTGATGCTAACGCTATTCTTGATGCCGCACTTCATAACGCTCAAATAGAAGGAGAAATAACTAATGCTGAAGTTGATATTGAAGATATGGATGATGTTATTATAAATGTAACTATTCCTGTATCTATGAGTAATCTTCTTCAAGGTGATGGTTATAATCTTCTCGCTAAGATGGGTGATGTATCTAAAGATGGTTGGAGTTTTAAACCTTCTGTCGATAAGAAAGCTATGAAAGTTAAACTTACAGATGAAGGTTGTACTTCTAATATCGCTAAAGTTGTTGAGAATGATAATTTAACTATTAAATAAATGGTTATATCAGTTTTAAGTATTGTAGTACTAGTGTTGACAACAATGCTAGTACTACTATTTAAGTTTAGTTTACATATTTATAAAAGCAATCTTGCTTTAATAAAAACTTGTGAAGATTTAGGTAAACATTATAACACTTTTGTAAAGCTATATGATAAATATAGAGCTGCTGAATCTAGTGCAGATAAAACAGAAGCTGCCAAAAATATACTTGATGCTGCTCAAGATGTAAACAATACCTATTATAGAGAACTAGAATCATATAAACAAAGACATAACGAATAAAATTAAATGATATGTATAATGTATATTTAATTAAAACAGATATTAAAGTAAAAGCTAATACTTTTCTTAATATTAATATTCTAGCAGAAGATTTATCTGATGCTACAAGTAGTGCTTCATATATTAAATATAATGGAGAAGAACTAAAGAAACATATAGTTAGTGTAGAAGTTCTTGTTCAGAATGTACTACGTGATACATGGAATCTTAAAGATTTTAATCCAGATTATAAAGAAGAAGGAGACGAAAACTATGAGGGTTAGTGAAGTAATAGAAAAGCTAAATGATGCTTTAAATGAATATGGTAATATACCTGTTACTATGTTGATTTCTGAAATAGCTAGTGAAATGAATATAGAAGATATTCAAGCTGATGAAGAATCTGTAACTTTATGTAATTTTTAAAATATAATGTTTAACAATTTAATAACGCTGAGTTATGAGTAAATTTAATCGTGGTGGACTTCCATGGGTACTTGGTACTGATGTAAGTGATTGTGCAACTGCACAAGATGTAATGAAAAGTGCTAAACTTGATTGGACTGTTCAAAAGTGTGAACTTGTAAGTAAAATGCCTTTTAGAATTGGTAGTAATAATGAAGTAGGAGAAGATAGTTTTGTTCACGATGGTAGTATTTATCGTGAGTGTCCTAATGCTTTTGCAACTTATCGAACAGATATTAATATGCCATTGGGTATTGTTAAAGATAAGTATGAAATAGTTCAGAATATGGACGCTTTCAATTTCTTTAATAATGCTATTGGAGAAGGTAAAGCTATTTGGGATAAAGCTGATTGTCTTAATATGGGTGAAAAAGTATATGTTAGTGCTAAGCTTCCAGTACAAACTTCTGTAGGTAAAGATGATGTTATAGATAATTATCTTGTGTTCAGTAATGGACATGCAGGTAACTCATCTGTAGATATTATGATTACTCCTGTTAGAGTTATTTGTACTAATATGCTTAATGGTGCTCTTGATAAAGCTGCTTGTCATATTCGTCTTCGTCATACTAAATCTGTAAAAGAGAAACTTGAACTTGGTGCTCAAGTTTTAAAGATTGCTTGTTCTCATGCTATTGATGCTCAAGAGCTTTATCGTCATCTTGCTACCATTAAAATGACTGACGACCAAGTTGCTGAATACATTTGTAAACTTCAACTTACTCCTGCTGAAATAGCTAAACTTAATGAAGTTGACCCTAATCATGGTTATAAACGTCTTATTAGTCGTGATTATCATTTGATTGATGCTGTAGAGATTAGTACAAGAAAGTCTAATCAACTTTATAATATGATGGATTATTATATTGATGGTATTGGTCAAAAAGATATTTGTGGTACTGCCTGGGGTGCTTATAATGCAATTACAGGATTCTATTGTAATGTTGCAAACCTTGAAGGTGAGAAACGTATGAATAGTCTTGTTTGGGGTTCAGCAAATAATAATATGAATAAAGCTCTTAATGAAGCAATAGCCTATGCAAGTTAATTTTAGCGGAAAAGAAAATCAATTTAAAGTACCTCATTACAAAGTTGGTGATGAGGTACTAGCATTCAGTTATATTAGTGGTACATTCTTTATTGGTACAATTAGTGCAGTTACTAGTTATGCTGATAATAATCAAAGTGTTGTAAATTACACTATTATGATTGATGAAACTAAAGGTGTTCCTAATGTTCCTGAAGCTTTAGTATTTGATAATAAAGAAGATGCTAAAGAATGGATAAATGCACTAGATAAAGATTTGATTAATATTTGATACATGCCTTTTACGGGGGGTATAACAACTAGATGGTTTACTGGTTCATGTTATCATGCTATAACCACTCTAGCCCCCCCGTAAAAGGTATGAATGCTTAAACTAGTATTAAAACTAGTAAAAACTCTTGGAGATATAGATAATAATGCTTATCTTTGTAGCAGGGTATAAAAGCTAACATTAATATATAATATATATATTATAGGAGCTAACTACCTGGTAATCAATTAGTTTACTAGCTAAAAGTGGTTATATATAACTATTTTTGTGAAAAAGTGGTTATATTTCACCACTTTTTTGTATCTTAGCCGACAGCTAGTAAACAAAAGATATTGATATGGATAATGTAATTAATAAACTTTCTAGAGATAGTATTGATTATAACTATTCTCTAGACTTCAAAGGTCTTAAAATTAAAGATAAGGCTGATGATGGTACTGAATATCGTAAAACCATATATTATATGGAACATAAAGCAATTATAGATGATGCGCTACTTGAAATAATGGATAAAGAAAATACTTATGTCCGTAAAGTAGTTAGGTATATAGCTAAGAATATACCTTATGGTGTTAATCATATATCTTTAAGTAATAAAGATATTGCTGCATATTATAATTGTGATAAAAGTAACATAAGTAAAGGAATAAAACGTTTAGTAGAACTAGATGTAATAGGTCGTCTTTATGATAAGATTCCTAATAATATGCTTCCTAAAAATACTTATATTATAAATCATAATTATATTTATCGTGGTAGTATTAAAAAGCTTAGAAAAGATATTTTAGAACAACGTAATAATATAACTGATTAAATTATGAGTCAATTAAGTAATCGTATTGCAGATGCATTTATTAATTATGCAAATGCTTTTAAAGAAACTCCAGACAACAGATTAATGGCTGAAAAAGAACTTAAAGAAGCTCTTCGTCAAGCTATTGATTTTGTTCCAGTTAAAATTTGGCTTGACCCTAAAGTTAAAGCACAAATTCCAGAGTATGCTCATTATATGCCAGACCCTAAAGAAATGGGATTTGGTGGTCACGCTACTGATGCTTGTTGTGATGTAGTCTGTACTTCTATTGAGAAGACAGATGATGGACGCATTAAATGTGGAACTGGTATTCATGTAGCTCTTGAATATAGAGATTCGCTGACTTGTCGTCCTAATAGTAGAATTACTAAAATGGGTTATGTTGTAGCTAATACTCCAATGACTGGAGATGAATGTTATAGAGGTGAATTTTTCATTGTTTTTAGACCTATTGTAGATAATCCTACACCAATTAATATTGGTGATGTTATTGGTCAATTTGAAGTTCCTCATCATCGTCAAATTGATTGGGCTTTAGTTGATAAACTTGAAGACCTTGGTATAACTGATAGAGGTGATGGTGGTTTTGGTTCTACAGCAAAGAAATAATTATTAATTTTAAAATTTAAACAACTATGGTAGAAATGACAAAGAATTGGGTAGCTCGTATGATTAATCGTCATGCAGAAACAGTAGTAGAAATTGATAAGGTTAAGAAGCATCTTACTAATGCAGCTAACAACCCAAAGATTAGTAAAGTAACGTATGGTAATCTTTCTCTTCTTCTTAGAGATTTGAAGAATCTTGAAAGAACTTATCGTATAATGCTTGAAAATGAAAATGTAACATTTACTATGAATGGTGAATATTACAGTAAAATTGGTCAGATTAATGAAAAGAAAAATCCTGATAATAACGACTAAGAATTGTCTTGGTTGTACAATTCTTATTAATAATGTACAGACAGTACTAGCCAAATCGAAGAAAAATATAACTCTTGAAATCAAAGATTTTAATGATGTTCCAAAAAGAATACTTCATCAATATAGTGCTTTTGATTATCCATTTGTTGTATTTAGTAGAGACGATGAAGTAACATTTAAGTTTACTGGTAGTACTCATGTTAATGTTATTCAAAGATATGTAGATTTATATTTATAAACTAGTTATTGTATTCATATTCTAAAATTTAAAATTAAACGGTTGCTTCTAGTGCTTGTGAAAGTACTAGGAGTTTTTATTTAAAATAAAATGAATGAGAATTATAATAAACATAGAAGAAATATTATCATTGTATTAACGATTATAGTATCTATTCTTGTAGCATGTTCATATAACAATAGAAAAGATACTAATAATGCAGAACCTGTAGATACAACAGATTCATGTGGAATTAATGATGATTATTATGAAATCAATGATATTGATACCATTAATGATGGTTATTCTACAGACAGTGTTATTTATCTTGATGCAAATGGTAATATAATTAAAGCTCCTTTTAATTAAGTTGAGCTATATGGCACATCCTACATTTTGAAATCCTCTATACGAGGGTGATTCTAATCTCCTGAATAATTATTCAGCCGTAACACTAAAGTAGCTTAGAAGTCATTTAAAGTGTAATTTTTCAAATAATCCTTATTACTTGTCAGTCTTATTTCCACTCCTGGCATACGAGCGTTTAAACTATGCCGACCAGTGGGAAACTCCCACAATTACATATTAATTGATTTCTAAGCGACTTTCATATATGATTCGATTAATTATATTACTTGAATTAATTAGCCGCTTACAGAAGAAATTGAAATATTAAATTTGATACTTGCTATAATATCATATTATATACTATAATGATTTAAATTCGTTTATAATGCTGTTTGTTATTTATTACAGCAGCGGCTGTAGTTCACAGATTAAAAATTTATCATTGACTTGAGTAGCTTGACCGTGAGGTTAGGTTACTCTTTTTTTTATACATTAGGCGACACGTTTCAACACATTTTGTTGAGTACAAAAAAAAAGCAGTAAATAATCATCACGATTACTTACTGCTTCATTTCCCGTTAATTTATTTATTTAAAAATGAGAATAGAATGAACTCGCTAGTTCAGCATTGGATTACATTATCAGCCATCACTTAACTTTATACATTAAAACTTTAATTATGAATAAAATAATATCTGTTAAACAACAGAATAAAGATATGTTACTCTAGGTGGATTCGAACCACCACTGACAGAACCAAAAACTGTAGTGCTACCATTACACCATAGAGCAATAAAGTTTCGCATACATTTTAATTAAAACTTTAAAACCATTTTGTTTAGAACAAGAAAACCTTCAACTGTTGCAAAGATACAAATAATATTTATATCTCCAACAGTTGAAGGCAATTAATTTATTACGATTAAACTTATTTAATGCTTATGAACCATACATTCCTTTTACGGGGCGGCTATAACCATTTAATATTTAACGTTCTAGACTACTAGTACCTCTAATATCATTAGCCCAATCTTTTATATTAATCAAAGTAAGAAGATTATCACCAGTCTTATAATAACTATTAGCTTTATCAAGAGTAGCAAGGTTATTAAGACTTCTGTAAATTGGAATTTGACGACCAAGTTTAACAATAATCTTGTTTTGACCTGCATAACGACCGCTAGTATAATTAGGGTCATAATCATCATCCATTACATAAGCAGCGATATTATTACAAGCAGCCATTATATCTTTACCAGCAGTTACACCTGCAATAGGACTAGACCATAATTGGTCAAACTGTTGCGGTAAGAACAACATGTTATACATCATTGATTGAGTAGTTAACTCATCAGCTTCATAAAGCATAAGATTACCCCAAAGACTATTTTTTAAATCATCATCGTCCCAAATACAACGAACAGCAAGAGCAGTACAAATACCACCAAGAGCACCAACTACATCACCAGCAGCACGTTCAATACTTGCTCTTTGCCATTTCGGCATTAACTGCCAATTAGTTTGTAAATTCATTGCAAACTCAGCATAACCTTTAAGAAGTACCTGAAGACTTTCCAATACTTCTACTTGACCATCAGACATTTCTTTTTCATATCTAAGTTTTCTGATAGGAGTAGTAAGGAAATCAAATAAAGCAGGAGCACAACCTATTTCTTTAGTTCCTCTTTCTTCATTGAAATAACCTTTTCTACGATAATGTTTCATAACTCCAGGATAAATATGTTTATGATACTGCATAGCTAATGAACCCCACCATTGTTTTTCGAGTTGAGAAGCACCAAGTTTATCATATACTCCATGAATCTTCTTATTAACTGAAATAACTTTGCCTTTCATATATCCAAGGAACATATAACCATCACCTACTTCTTTATCTTTAGATTTAGCTTGAAGTTCAGCAAGAATACTTCCATCTTTAAAAGCAAGTCTTCCATCTTTAATGTCAACTTGGTCCATTACTGTAGGAAGTTCTTCAAACTTAACTTTAGCTTCTTTCTCAAGCTTCTTTCTTTCAGTGATAAATTGTTTCTTCTGTTCCTTTGTAAGATATAGATTAGCAAACTCAGTATTAATATCTCTACGATTCCAAACATACTCTTTCTTTTTATTATCGTCAGCAAGAATATCCTTTTTAAATGTTTCATATTTATTAAGAAGTTCTTCATTACCTCCAATAATATTTCTCATAGCATATTCGTGGAACTTATTTTTATATTGTTCCCAAGTCATAGCTTCATAACCAAGTCTTCCATTACTTTCAGCGTCTGGAACTTTAACCATTCTATTATCAAAGAACATACTAAACATAGCACCATTCTGCATGAAATGCTCACCCATACTATTAGGACTATACATAAAGTCTCTAATCTTATTAAGAACAGTATCAGCATCAAGATGTACTGTAGGTCTATTATTAACTTCATCAAAGTCAACAATATTCATAAACTTAACAAGAGCATCAGCAAGTGTTGTACTATCTTCGTTAGCCATACCTCTAATAAAGCTTGGAATAGCTTGTCTCCACATGTTCTTTCCTTTTAACCAACCTGTAGGAGTGAAGTACTCTTTAGCTATATATTCTCCAGCAATAGCAGATTCACCAACAGTTATGTTACCAATACCACCCGTAATGTTTAACATCATAAATTTAGCACTAGTAAAACTTTGAAGCATACTAGCAGTTCTAGTTAACTTATTCTGAGGAATTTTATATTGGTCATAAACTAATCTACGAACCCAGTTATCAAACTGTTCTTGAAGACGAATATCAGCTTTCTCAATATAAGAAGTTTCATCACTTGTACTAATTTGACTATCTTTACGTAAGTTATTCCAACCAAGATTAGTATCATAAGCTTTCATCTTACCTAACATTCTATGTGTATAGAACAATAATTGTTTATTGTCTTGAATAGCATTATAATGTCCGGCAGCACTAATGAAATCTTGAATAGCACCAATATAATCTCTATCAAGAAGTTTTTGATGTATTTCTTCGTTTTTCTTAATTGCTTCATCAATACGTTTTTGATAAGCTTCTAAATCTTTTTCATAAGCTTCATCACTAGTATAAGTTTCTCTCTTTGGTTTAGTACTACGAATATTATCTAAGTCAATACTTTCCTTATTTTTAAGTTGGGTTATTAACATAGGCATATCAATAGTTCTATCCTCAGAGTAATCAATTTTTTCATACCAAGTATCTTTACCACTAGGAAGCATATCACTAAATCCAATAAACTCTTTAGCTTGCTTTGCAGCCCATTTAGCATCATGTTCTGCTTTCTTAACTCTATGAGGAGCTATTCCACTAGCAATAGCTCTCTTTGCAGTTTCAGTTTTAGCAAAACTCATAAGAGTATCTTGAATATATTGTTTAGCTTCCTGCTCATATTCATTAAGTCCTAAGTCATTATCATAACCAGGAACATGAGTAGTTCCATTTTTATCATCAGTTTCAACAGTTTTATAATTTTCATTATCTGTATAACCTTCGATATAATTTGGATTCTTATAATGAGCTTTAGGAGTAAGAGTAGTCTGAGTCCAATTAGGAGAATATTCACCATTATCTATACTAGGAATAACTCTTGTTCTATTCCAAATAGGAAGAGCTTCATAAGCATGAGTAAATGGATTATAAACATGATTATTATCATACCATTCTTTATAATAAGCAATACCTTTTGCAAGAGCAGCATTTTTGGCTTTGTAATATTGAGGAGTATTAATAGTTTCAAGAGTATTATTAAGGAACTCTTGAGCTTTAGTTTTATCCTCAACTTCTTTCTTTTGTCTAGCTGCTTCTTTAGGGTCACGTTTATTTAAATCTTCCCAATAAGCATCATTAGGAGCAATAGTAGTATAAAGCCAATGATTTGGTGTTGGTGCTTTAGTTAAATCATAAACAACTTTACCAGTTGTTTCATCGATAACTATTTTGCCTTTCTTATCTCTAAGAACTTCATATCTAGCATTTACTCTTTTCCATAAAGTATAGAACTCTGGTTCAGTTCGCTTCTTAGCTTCATCTTCTTCAGAATAATAAGCTTGTTCATTTACATTTTCTTTAGCATATTTGCTATATGTTTGATAAGCATAGTAACTGCCTTTTCCTTTATGTTTCTTAGTTTTATCTAATTCATCATAAAGGTCTCCAAGAGCTTTCAAATCTTCGATACTCATCTTAGAAGTTTCAACTATTTTAGCAGCACTATTATAATACTTACGAGTAATACCATTAATCTTAGTAACAATCTTTTGATACTCAGGATTAGTCATACCTCCACTATTAAGCATTTTAAAGAACTCACTAGGAGCAGCTTCATTAGTTGGTTCAGCTGAATTTATAAGATTTCTATCAGAGAATAAAGAAGTACTACTTGTACCATAATTCTTCTCTACATCTTCTTTAATAGCAGCAATTTCTGTGTTAGTAAACTTACTAGCATCAATATTACCAAACTCATCATAAATCTGTTCACCTTTAGCTAATTTATCTTTAATAAATGCTCTAGCTTTAGAAGCTTTGAAATTAGTAATACCAAGTTTTTTATAAGCATCTTCAATTCTAACTTTAAGAACATCATCTACTGACCAATGAGCATTATTAGCAATCCATTCTTTAGCTTTCTTATACTCTTTATTAGTTTCAAGTTGACTAGCTGGAGTAGTGACTTTACCGTTAGAATCTCTAACTTCAGCATTATCAATAATATTAAGCATTTTATCAAGCATATCACGGAAACCATCTTTCTCCTCTTTAGCGGTATATTCTTCTTTAATATCTTTAATTCTTCTAAGATATTGGTCTAATTGAACAGCGTCATTAAGAGACTGCTTACGAGCATTATCATAAACTTCTTGATTAGTTACAATAATGCTATCATCAGGAGCTCGTTCAGTACCAGGGAAACCATATTCATAAGCTGGCTTATACTCATTACCAATAAATTGACTAGTTAAATCATTAATCTTAGTTCTGAGTTCTACAAGTTTATCTTCAAATTCTTTACTTAAAACTCCATCAATTCTACGACTATTAATTTGTTTAATAGCTTCTCTAAGTTTAACATACTCAGAATAAATTTGAGGATGATTATTAATGATAAATTCATCTTCATTGTAAAGTTTCTGATAATAACTATCAATATATTCACGATTAACATGGTCAAGAAGAAACTTATCAAGTTTATGTTTAGCTTGAATATATTCCATTGGATTTTCTTGAACATTAACTCTAGCTTTAGCTACATTACGTTTAAGTTCTTTAATATCCTCAACAAATTTATCTGTATAATCATGAACTATATTTCCATTCTTATCAAATATTTTATTAAGGTCAACTGAAGCACCAACTTTAGCAGCTCTAGCTTTAATATCTTCAAAATGTTTTCCAAAAGCTACAGCAAAATCTTTTGCTTGACTTTCTTTAGCACGAACATCAGCCATTACTTTTCTAGTAACTACTTGAACAAGACTATTACCTTGTTCTTGTAAGTCACCAACCCAAGCATCAAACCAACCACTAGAATGGAAACCATCAAAGATACTAACAAGACCGTTTTGAATATTAGGGTCATTGCTAAGTTTCTGAAGATAATCAATTCCAAACTTAACTTCTGCATCATCGATAACAGAACTATTACTTAGTTTCTTAATCATCTTCTGCATTTCGTCAATGTAGAACTTCAAAGTAGGATTCTTAATTTCATCAGCTTTAATCTGATTAATAATTCCAAACTTATCAATAATAGCATTAGCATCAGCGAGTGCTTCAAGGAATTGTCTTTGCAAAGCAGGATTATTCTTAATAGCATCAATTACTTCAGGACTATTAATAGCAAAGTAATTACCATTTTCATCTCTGTAGAACTGACTAAACTTTCCAAGAGTACTATTAACTTTATGTTTAAGATAAGCATAACCACTATAGAATACACTATCTTTAAACTCTTTATAGCCTTTAGTACTTTGTTCAAATCCTTCTCCACGAAGTTGACGCATAAGTTTACCAGCTTCTATATCTCCAAGACCACTTCTACGATTAAGTTCTTTTACTATATTCTTTTCAAAAGAATCAGTTGTAGTTCTAAGACTTTGTTCAAGTTTAGAACTTGCAGAACCAAGAGTTACCTCTTCACGAGAACTAGTCATAGGAGTTTCCCTAACTATTTCAACATATTGAGGTTTTTCCTCAATATGTTCTCCTGTACGAATATTATGACTTTCAATACTTACTTTAGTAGCACGTCTAAATAAGAAGTTTCCATTAATACTAATAGGTTCACCACCATTAGAAATAGTTTCACCTTCAACATGAATAGGAGGAGTAAATGAATCATATTTAGTTTTACCATAAAGATACATATTTTGAATAAAGATTCTATTACCTTCATAATTGTTGAAAGTTTTAATAATCTTATTAATAGCATCTTTAGCTCCACCATTATCATTATTAGCATCTGACATTATATCAAAATGTGTAACAGCTTTGACTTTATTGACTTTTGTTGTAGCAACATGCTTCTTATACAATTCATTTAATTCATCTAATGTATAATCAGCAACTTCACTGTTCATCAAGTTATCAATAACTGCTTCATAATAACTTGGAAGAGGAACACTATTATTAGCATTATTAATACTAACTTCTCTATCTTCACCAGCTTCCAAACCATTTAATGGATAAGCAAAACCTATACCAGAACCAAGGTCAGGAGAAACAATTTTATATAGTCTAGTAACGCTTTCGTTACCTTCTTTTTTAGTAATATAAATATAATTATTAAATTGTATTGGAACGAACTCTGCATTACTTTCTCTAGCAAATCCAAATTCGATAGCATTATCTTTATCATCCAAACTAAATTCGTACATTCCTCTAGTTACAGTTTCGAACATAGAACTATATTTTTTATTCATAAATTTATGAGGAACATTACTAACTCCTGGGTCACTTCTAAGATATTGTTCAACTAAATCAGTTCTAGAAACTGCATTATCTACTTGAGCTTTAATTTGAGCAATAATACTAGTTCTAGCACCATTAAATTGAACAAAAGTGTTTTCATCACGAAGAGCAGTATTTTTAATACATTTATTAATAGCACCTCTACCTATTTTAAAACCTTCTGCGACAAAAGCATACTTAACCATATCCATAGCAGCAAGTTTAACTAATGGATTATCTGAGTTAAATGTAGTATCAAAAAGATTATAAGCAGTTTCATTATCAACAGTATCTTCGTTAAAACGAATAGTTTGACGACTTTGACCGTCTCTATTCATTTCATATTCATTAAATAAATTAGTATTTATATAATTGAATATACCAGCATCGACGCTATTAGCTTTAAGCCAACTAATTTTTTGAGCAGGACTAAGTTTACTCCAAGCATCTACTTCTTCTTGTGTAGGATTAGTTACATCTTTAACATCAAAAGTAAAATCAGGAGTACAACCATAACCCATAATTCTGAGAGCTTCATCCGTTTCATTAACTTCTTTATTTACTTTAGTTTCTTTTCTCTCTACATCATAAGTATAATTATTTATAACAGCATCTGTTTGTTTATAAGCAGTATTAAGAATATACTGAGTAAAACCTTTATAATCTTTCTCAGTAACATTATTACTACCATTTATAACTTCAATAGCTCTATTAGCTATTCTAAAATCATCTTGTTCTGTATCAAACAACATTCTATTTACAAGAATAGAAGGAGCACTAGCATACTTTAAGAAAGCATTAAGACTAGGATATGCGCTTTTAGCATTACTAGTAATGTAATTTCTTAAACCTTTAGTAGTGTCATAACCTGCATAAATACTGCTAACAATAGAAGAAGTTCCAACAACTAAAGCTGGATTTTCATCTTCAATTAAATCTGCAATATCATTAAATACTTTACGAGTAGCGAAAATACTTTGTTTAGCACCAAATCTATCAGGATTACAAACTCTTGCAGTAGCACCTATTTTATCAGAAAGTTTAGCTAAATCTTTATAAGCAAAAAGAACAGCCCAATCAGTAGCAATATTACTAATATTTTCTTTATTAATATTCGTTTGCTTCACAAAGTATTTATTTAATGTATCATTAAACAATACATTGTTTGGTATTTCTCCTGCATTAATAAAAGCATTTACTAATTCTTCAATAGAATGACCATTTAATAATTTACTATCTGTATAAGCTACTTTAAAAGTTTTATCTTTATGATTATTAGCATATTGATATAACTTTTTTATATTATTTGTAATCTCTTCAATACTTAATTGATTACCTTTATTGTTCCTAGCATTAGGAGCTTTTACTGTAGTTAAACCATAAGCTTTACCGTTATTAGAAATAGTGTTATCCATTATCTCTCCTTGTTGAACTCTTCCTTGATTTAATGCAACAAGTGCAGCACCTCCAGTTCCTTTAGAAGTATTACCATTAATCCCTAAAGGATTACTACCAAATACAAATACAGAATTATCATTATAATCAATTAAACCACTATATGTATTATGTTTAATATATTCAGTACCTTTTACGGGGCGGCTATCATTATTAAGCAATCTCTTTGCTAACTCATCAGGTGATAAAGTAATATCATTATGTTTATCTAAACTATACTTAGTACCAAGTAATCCATTAACTCTATCAACTATTTCACCAAGATTCATTTTATCAGTATTAATATGATAAGTATTAAGAATCTCTTTGCCTAATGACCTAATAGCTTCTTCTATTGGTTTATTATGTTTATCTGAATAAATAGATTTATTAGCATTATAAGCATTTACAATTTTTGTAATAGCAGGTTGCATAATAAAACCTACAGCAGTATCATAATTACTACCAATATCAGCAAGAGTTTTATATACTGCAAAAGTAAAATCATTTACATTTGGAATAGCACCTTCCTTAACAGCATCAAGAATATGAGCAGTAGTCTGAGAACTGTATGCAGTAAGAATATAACCATCTACATTTTTATTATCATTTGTCCAACCAAGAGTATTATGTGTAACAACATAACCTTCATCAGTTTCTTCTACTTTCTCAAATCTCTTTTGAAGTTCTTCAAGATTATACTTATCTTTACTATATGCAACTTTAATAGTATATTTATCTGTAATATGAGGATGAACTGTATTACATACAGAACAGAAAGTATCTCTAGTAACACTAAACGCTTTAAGTTTAGCACCACTCATTACATCTTCTTGATAAGCAGCTTGGTCAAGAAAGTCATAAGGACTTCTAGCTTCACGAACTTCTTTAACTACTGGATTCATGACTTTATCACGAGCTGCAATAATACTCTCAAAATTAGAACGAGAAAGGTTCTCTTCAAGAGATTCATTAGCTTGCAGAATATGAATCATATCATCAAGAAGTCTATTATTACGAGCTTCACGAGTATTGTTACCAATAACATCACTATCAAACTTCTTCTTATAAGCTTCAAATTGTAAAAGTCTAGAACTTCTAGCAATTTGTTTAGCTAAACGTAATTGTTCATCTTTATAAGCTTTTATAGCACTCTTAATCTTTTCAGATTTAATAGCATTATAATCAAAATCATCAGATAGTTCAAATCCATTTATAACATTATTAAGAATTTGTTTTTTAGCTTCAATATAATCTTTTATAGCATCTAATTCTTCTTCAATATAAATATCTTTGAACTCTTCTAATCTACCAGTAAGAGTAGATATTTCAACTTCAAGCTGTTCTTGATACTTAGCTTTAGATGGTTTTGGTCCATAAGCTTCATTAATCTTTTCGTGAATAAGTTTAATAACTTCTTTAGTATCGTCATCAAGATTAAAATAAGCTTCTGATTCAATTTCATCAAATCTATTTTTAATTTCTGCTATTTCTGCTTTTCTAGCATCTCTAGCCTCAGCTTTTGTGGAAGCTTTAGCATCAGCCTTAATATTTTCAAATTTTTCATTGTCGATACCAGAAAGTCTAAGACCTGTTTCTCTTCTTACATAATTAAGCCAATCATTTTCAGTTACAGTATCTTTCCAAGTAGCTCTTTTAATATTACCATCTCTTCCAATATAAGTATTATATTGAATACCATATACAGAGTCAATATCAAAGTCAGAACCAGTTTGAGAAACCCAATCATCAGGAACAACAATAGTAGAACCTTGAGCATCATCAAGAAAACCAACTACTTTCATTACACAAACAGATTGTTTACCCTCAGTTGGAATACGATAACCAATAAGAGTATCAAGACCAGCATCTTGAAGTTCTTTAAGAAGTTCTTCTTTGCTCTTTTTATAAGTACCATCAGCATTTTTAGCAAAGCCAAAATTACTAGCAGGAAGCATTATTTCAATATAGCGTTCACCATTTGGATGATACTTTAATTCTTTAGAATAACTAACTTGGTCTTTAGTCGCTTTAAAACCAACATTAGTAATCTGAGCAGCATGAAAACCAGGAAGTTCTTGTCGAGTAATAGCACTATTAAACATAGCTTGGGAAATACTCTCAAGCTTATTAACTACATTACTAAGATAAGTAGGCATTACAGGATTTGGACAACCATTAGCAGCTATAGGCATACTAGCATTAAGAGTAACAAAGTCCATCATATTACTATCAAGACCAAGTCTCATACACTCATCTTTGAGTTTATCAAAGAATACTTGCATATCTACTCCTGTAATATTTCCAGCTTCATCAAATTCAATATTACAATCTTCATCAAGAGGAATCTTTAATTCATCAACAAGCTTATTAAAACTATCTTTAATATTAGCAACATACATATTGAAGAAATCTTCTTTATAAGCATGAAGAGGACTATTACTATCAATATTATCAAGTATTTTCTTCATAATCTGAATACCAGCTTTATTCTTAGCATTCATGTGTTGAGGAGTTTCTTGCTGAGTATAAAGATGATTATAATCGTATTCCTCACGATAATCTTCAGCTTTATTGTTGAAATCTTTAAGATGCTCTTCAGTAACTTCACCAGTCTTCTCATCAAAGATAGTAAGTACTCTAGCTTTACCTGCTTTACTAGTTTCCTCAGTATTAAGCTGGTCAATCTTATTAGCTTTCATTGCTTCATAAACTTGTTCAAGTTGAGTTCCTCTAATAAATCTTGGAACAAGAACAAATTCAGCATTCTTAATTTGACGAGGAGCAATAGTATTAAGTTTATCATCATAATATTGGTCATAGTAGAAGTTCTTCTGTACTTGCACAAACTTCTTCAATAAGTCAGCAGGAATCTCTTTACTTTCATCTTGAATAGCTTCAATCAAAGGAAAATAATCATTAAGTTGACCTCTACCAGCAATACGACGAATCCATTCTTCAAACGTAATATAAGATTGAGCATCGTTAATAGTAGTATTACTAAAACCACCACTACGTCTATAACTTCCGTCAGCATTAAATTTTGGCTTACCATTATTATCATACATAATAGGACCGCCCATCAAATCTCTAGCTTGGTCAAGAGTAAGTTTGGCATTCTTTACTAAGTCTTTTACAAGAATACCATCTTCTCCTTCAACTTTACCATCTGGATAAGTTTTAGCAACTTTACATTCCTCACTAGTTCTAACAGTATTCTTAATAGTAATACCATTAAACTTAGTCTTTTGTTGAACATCAAGACCGATAGCTTTAAGTCTAGCTTGAACTTCAGAAGTATTAAGAAAAGCTCCTTGAACTATTGTGCTATTTTCTCTAAGGTCAAGACTTGTATCAACAAAACCATAAGGAACACCACTAGCTTGAGATTCTTTACTTCTTTTCAAGAAAGTTTGAGTATCTTTATAGAACTTAGTATCACCTTCAAATATATCATTAAAAGCAATATACATAAGTCTATGATTAAGAGCAAAATCAATACTATTCTTTTCATTAATAAGATTATTAATGTCAAGGTCTTTATATTCGCTCATACGAGTAATTGCGTTATTAGAATAGTCAGTTACAAAACCTTTAACCATTCTAGTAATCATAGCTTCTTGGTCTGCACTAAGGTTGAGTTCTACTTCACCATTAGAATTAGTGGTGAAAGGAATAAAGCCATCTCTAGCCCCCCCGTAAAGAGAAGGAAACAAGTATTTTAATAAATCGTCACCATACTTTGTAGTTGTACCAGTTTTATAATCTGTAAGAACAAATCTATCATCTTTAAAAAGAAGTCCATTAAATGCCCAACCATCACCTTTCTTTTCAATGAAATGTTTATGTCCTTTACCTATATGATAATTAGCAAATACTCTACGAGCAGATTCAGCATCTAAACCCCAACCTTTTTTAAACATTGGAGTATTGTCATTATTAAATACAATTCTTCCTCTTTGGTCAACAACTGTACCATCTTCAAGAGTTTCTGTATTTTCTTTAACTTCAAATACAATGTTGATAAAGTTTACCATATCCAACAGTTCCTGTTTGAATATATTTCTAAACTGTTGTACTATTGGATGATTTTCGTTAATATCATCAACACTAACTTCTTTAGCTATAACTTCACCTTTAGCATTTTTAATAGCGTGCATCTTAGAGAACAAGCCATCAACTTTATATCTAGGAGCATGAACTACAAAGTTCTTTGGAGCATCAGAAGGAATACGCATAAAGTAATCACCCATAAGCATCTTAGGATTTTGCTCTGCATTAAAGTATTGAGCAAATCCTGTATATACATAATCTCCTTTAGACATACCTGAATAAAGAACATTATCTTTAGTATTAGGATTTCCTGCACCATCAAACAAAGAGATATTAACCATATCCCTAGCATAATTAGTTATTTGAATATTGCCATCTTTATCTTTGTAGAAAAGACCATAATTAATTACAGCACCATTCTCATCACGATGTTCCATAAGAATACCACTAAGATTGTATTGTACTCCTTGGAACTTATACTTTCCATAATTAATAAGTTCAGTAGAAACTTTGCTTCCATCTTTTTGCTGTTCAGTTAAAGTTGCTTTAACTGCATTAAGGAAATTAGTAATCATACTGTCATTAATTTGGTCAGCAGACTGATTACCAAGAGCATTAGTAGAATTAGAATCAATATTAACTACAGAATATGGAGCTAAAGATTTAGCTAATTCAAGAGCATAAGCTTTTGTATTAGTAGAAAGATAGCCTTGTTTATAAGCTTCACGAACACTATCTAGAGCTTCTTTCTTAGCTTTCTTATCTTTAATCTTGTTAGCTTCTTTAAATCTATTATCAAGATTTCGCTTATTATTAAGAGTTTCGTTAGCATACTTTGCAGTATTCTCAAGATAACCATAAAGTTGAGTAAGATTATTAGCAATATTTGGAGTTTTACCGTCAACTTTTCCATTAAGTCTAGCGAATCTTTCAATAGCAGCTTTATCAAGAGAAGGATAATATTGCTTTAAACGACTAGCAATAGCATTGATAATATCAGCACTTAATGCTTGTTTATTTAAATCAAATCCTTTAGTTTTTTGAAGTGTCTTATAATCATCTATTTTAGTTTTAATTGCTCCAAGAATATCATTAGTATCTTCAATCATAATATTAAGAGCAGTTGACTTAATATCATTAAGATAATTAATTCTTAAAGTTTCAAGTTTATCTGCACGATTATTACTTCTAGTAGGAGAAACAGCATTATCATCAATACGAACTTGTTGTTTTCTTATAGTTCTTCTTCTATAAACTTGAAATAATTTATAAGCAAAATCTGGTTTCTTTTTAAGGTCATTAGCTAAATAAGCAAGACCAGCATATTCTTTATTAGATTCTGCAATATCTTCAAGTTTCTTTAAAAAAGCATCAATATTAGTAGTTTCAATATCTCCTCTAATGGCAGAGTTTACGACTTTAAAATCCATATAATCTACCATTCCAAGAGGATTACTTTTATCATATTGATATTTACCGTCAGCACTTACTTCTGTACTACTAAGTTTAGGAATAGTTGAAAGATAACTACGAACAGCAAAACTAAAATCTTTCATAAAGTCAGATTTAGTTCCATTATCTTCCCAACGAGCAGTAGTAGTATCTTTTTCGTTGTTACTTGCATTATCAGCAGCATTGTTAAGATTTAAATCATCATCATCTTCTATATCGAAACTTTCACTCCAATCTGCTTCTTGCTGACTTAAATCATCATCTTTCTTAAAACGAATTTCACCAAGTCTATCATCAGTTTGAATAACTTGAGTAAAATATTTAACTTTATCAGAAAGCATATCTTTAAGAGTAGCAAATTGATTTCTAAGTTGAGGAGTAGTTTTAGAAACTTCATCCTCAAGCTTAACAAAATCATTACTCTTAGTATTCATAAGTTGTTTACGAACTTTAGCAATTTCTTCTTTTGTAGCTTCTACTTTTCTAGCTTCAAGAATATTTGTTGCTACAGCTCCCAACATACGATTTATAACTCTATTTGCGAGATTATCTTTTCTATCTTCAGCATGTTCTTCAAGACGACCTTTAATTAAATCGTTATGATAGAATGCTAACATCAAATTACCAGTAGTTCTAATACCACAAGTTTTAGCAGCAGTACTAGTATAACCTTTAGACTTAACATCAGAAATGAAAGCAGAATCAGTTGTATGCTCATTTACATTAAAATTTCTATTCTTATAAAAATTTTGAATAGCAGTAGCAACTTCTTTACTTTCATCATTTGTATTAGGAATAGAACCATAATTATTAGCATAATAGGTTTCAAATTCCTTGTTAAAACCAGATGGTCTAGAACCATCAATTACTGCACTCATTAAGCTGTTAAATAAAACATCATCGTTTCCAACTTCAGCTTTAAGGTTGGTGTAAACCTTAGTTTCATTAAATTTTAAACTACAATTATTAGCCATAACTATCTATATTAAGTTATTTAATATTTTAAAAACTCGCTGAGAGGCTTATTTCTCAGCGAGCGATTAATCTTATTTGCATGTAATCGAAATGTCACCTGACGCAAGCAAAGTGGCAAATTGCGAATGTTGCTCCATTGGAAGGCTTTCGATTGTCGAGTAGAGGGACGGATATTCTGAGCGTGATGATAGATTAACATCATCATCATCATCATAAACATCATCTAAATCAACACCATTATTTATATCTTTATCAGCTCCAGGAGTAGGAGTTTCATCTTCGACAACTTCATCTTCAACTTGTTCATCTTGAGTTTCTTCTATAGTAGGTTCTGTCTCAGTTTGAACATTTGTATCAGCATTTTTATCTATACTTAAAGCTTTAGCAAATGCATTATACTCTTTTTCTCTGAGACTTCCTTCAGCTATATCAAGTCTAAACAATTTATTGATAAAGTCCATAATCATTTGCCAAGCAGTTCTATGTCTAGATTTATCTCCAACATCATCTACTTTGACTTTATTAAGATAATCAATGAACTCTACATTAGTAAGAGATTCTACGATAAACTCTTCTTTAGCTCTATCAAGTTGACCTCTATCTACATATTCTTTAAATTTGAAACTGTCTATGTATTTAAGCCAATCTGTTATAGCTTCATCAGTTAAAGTATCTTCAAAGTTACGTCTTTCTCTAACAGCTTTAATATTACCATCAGCAATATCTTTAAGGTCTTCATCAATAGCTTTACTAAAATCATCATAGATTTCAGTCATATTATTGAGGAACTTTCTGTGTTGAGAAGGACCATAATCATGAAGTCTTTTATGAAGACCTTCGTGAATAAGTATTCTTACTTGACGACCACTAGTTTCTTTAAAGAAATCATCACCAACAACAATATCTCCTTTTTCATACATAGCGTTTATATTGTTATTCTTTTCAGAAGCTCTAAACTTTTCGATTCTGTCATTTGCAAAGATAACATTTTCTGGTAAAATACTAGTTAATTTGCCTGCATTATTAAGAAGATTTACAGCTTCTTCAGGAAGAATAGCTTTTGCAATATCAAGACCTTTAGTTTTACTATCACTTTCAATAATAGATTTAACTCGGTCAGTGGTATTGGTGGTTACATTCTCTTTACGGGGGGGTTCTAGTGGCTTTTCTTCTTCTTGTTTCACCTCATCACCTACAGTAAATTCAAGTACGCTATTAGCTTTCATATTAGATGAAAATCTTGAATAGTTACTTCCATCAACTTGAGCTAAATCTACTCTAAGTAAATCGTTCTTAATCATAAAATCATTATATGAATCTTCAACATGATTAAAACCATTTTTACCATTATACTCAGGTATATTAATAACAAGTTTTCCGTCAGCATTTCTACTTACAAAACCTTTTAAAGGAATAGAAGTATTATTATCGCTAGTAAGAAGTTCATGAGCAAAGTTTACAGTAGCATTTTCTCTAAGGAATTGAACAAGCGCTTTACCAGCTTCAGCCCCATTATCTAACAAGCTATAACTACTAACTTTTTTACCATGTTCCATAAACACAAGTTGTGTAGGAGCACCAGTACGTTTAGTATCACAAGCATAAAGTGCTACAGCTTTAATTCCAGCATTAATATAAGTAAGTCCATTATTACGATGAAAAACCCCACTAGTTTTAAATAGAGTACTATTATTGTTATAATCAAGAAGAATATCAAGAAAACTTCTAAACTCATTCCAATTAGCTAAACTATCATCTTTCTGAAGATTAGTAAGTCTATCAATAATTTGTCCTTCAATAGCTTTAGTTAAATCAGCAAGAACTTTACTATGTGGCATATTTACAAGTTTACCATCTTTCTCATAGTTAGTAACTCCCCAATTTACAGGATAAGCATTAGTATAATCTATAGTACCATTTCCATTATCGATAGCAATTAATGTTTGGTTCATTTTAAAACCAAGATTATCATTAGTTTGCTTACCACTAATTTCAATTTGAGATAGATTTCTAGCTAAAGCTATTCTAGCATCAGTTTTACTACTAATAGCAATACTTGCAGGTTGAGCAAATCTAAATGCTTCTCCAGGAGTTCCATGCGGAGCAAGTCTAAGAAGTTCACCTTTACTTATTTTACTAACAGTAAGTTCTTGATTATTATTAATCAAAGCTAAACTAGTTTGATAACTAGTTCTAAGATTATCAAAGAACAATTTAATACTTTCAGGAATAGGATTAAAAGAAGATACATTAGGATTATATCTCCATAATTTAACCATACCATCAAGAGCTTTATCATAAGTAAAACCTTTATCTTCGTTAATAACTATAAAATCGTTCTTTACAGCTTCTTGAACTCTAGGGTTATTCTTAAACTTCTCAACAAATGAACCATCATATTTCTTATCAAACGCTATTTTATAAAGAAGGTCGTTAAGTTTTCTACTATCTTCATCTTTTGGGTCAGCTATAGAAAGAATCCAATCTTTAACAGCACCATCATATTCAGCAGACCTACCTACAGTATATTTGATACAATCGTTAACTTGAATATATCTTCCTGTTGATACATCAAAAGTAGGAATACCCATCCAACCAACAGTAACTCCATTATGTTGAACTAATAAAACATCAGTATTAGTAGCAAGCTTGTTTGCTTTCTTTACAGTAAGTTTATCGCCTTCTTTAATTTTATCAAGTTCTGCTAAACTTGCATCAATTCTATCAGGAGGAACTACTTCACTAAGTCCACGAATATTAACTCGTTTAAGAGTACCAGCTTTAATAGCTTCGGCTCTACGTTCACCAGCAGTCTTATGAACATTAGTCATAAATTCAGCATCATCAACTGAATCAGCATCAAGCGTTACAAACTGCTTTTTAGCTTCTTCAGTTTTAAGATATTCTTTAAGACTATTATAAATGAAATCAGCAGTATTCTTACTAGGACTATGTTCATTTATATATCGGAGTAAATCTTCAAGATTACCATAATACTTTCCGTTATGTTGTCTGAGTTTAACTTCAGAAGCATAATTTTTAAGCATATTATTAGCAGCATCTTTATATTCATTTCCGAAAGATAAACTTGGTTTATATTCCTCTACTGCACTAGCAAGCATAACTTCACCAACACTAGAAGCAAAAGTAGTTCCAAGAAGGTTATTCATAACAGCTTTTACACTGGTTATAGCTCCGTCAATATCTTCTTGACTTGCTCCAAGAGCAATACCTTCATCTTGAAGAGATTTAATAAACTCTTCAGCAGTTAAATTACCTGCTTTAATTTCTTTACCGCTAGTTCTAAGTTTTCCCATAAAATTAGCAGTAAGTTCAGCTCTATCTACAACTTGAGGTTGAGTAGCTGGTTGAGCTTGTTGTTGGGCAGTTTTTTGATTAGTACTAGTATTATCTTGTGTAGATGTACTAGCATTAGAACCAGAAGACCCCCCCGTAAAAGGTATTGAACTATTTGATTGACCAGTTACTAATTGTACGTCAATTTTTCCTTTTTGAATAATAATAGGATTACTATTATCATCATATTCAAAACTTGGATTTCTTTCTACAGTAGCACTAGGAATATTAGCGAGTTCAGGATTTTCAAATAAATCTGCATTACCCATAAAAGCAAATATATCTTCCGTTCTAGCATTATTATCAATAGTAAGTTCACCACTAGAAACATTACCATTTTTATCTACTTTTATATTAGTTGGTTTTATAGAACTATGACTATTTAAAAATTCTGTGACCCGCTCACCCACTTCGTTGCGTAGTGTTGGCTGCGCACTTTGTGATTGCGAATTGCCTATAGGCGTGTTTCCTTGCGCTATAGGCGACTGTGGAGTGCTTGCCGATTGATTAATAGGCTGCTGAGGTTGAGTGGCTTGTGACGCAGGATTTGAGGTCGTTTGCGTGCTAGGGGGAGGAGTAGTTGTACTCTCTGGTTCAGCACCATTATTACTATCATCTGGATTATTAACATTATGACTTTCTTCTCTTTCTTGACTATCAAATATATCTTGACGAAGACTAAGGAACCCTTGAATTTGTTCTCCTAAACGATAATTCTTTCCTTTAGTAAGATTAAGAACATCAAGAGCATCACTAAGCGCAGATTTATCATCTTCATTCATAAAATCAAGAATAGAATCAATATCATCTTTACTTCTTTGATAATAAGCTCCAATAGCATCACCTATTCTTGCAGCAAATTTATCATTACCATACTTATCTGATAATTTAGTAATAGTTTCATAAGCTGAATCAATAGCTTTCTTACGACCTTCATTCATAGTATTATTCATAAATGAAATCTCTGTAGCAAGTTCATCAGCGTTATTAACCATTTTACTTTCATTATAAGCACGTCTTAATTCAAGAGCAGTCTTATTAACAAGTAAAGCTGAAAGAGTACCATCAGTTCCATTTACTCCAATTTTATCAGTAGCTTGAAGTTTTTGATTAATCCTTCTGAGATAAGTTCCATGTTCTCTAACTTGATTAACTATATCAGTAGGATTTTCAAATTCTGCAATTCTAGGACTAACAGAGAACTTCTCAGCAAAGTTCTTTAAACCTGAAATAATACTTTCATCATTAAGAAGAACTCCTGAATTTGATGTACCACTAAGCAAATTAGCAAGAGTAGTACTAGCTTGATTACTAAAACTTTGTACTTTACCTTCATCATTATAAGCACCTTGTAAAGCTTCGTGAAGAGCATATCTTAAACTATTAGTATCAATCATATCTTGATACTTATTCATAAGCTTATTGATATTATCAACAGCAACTTTAGTACTAATATTATTCATCTTCTTTTTATCACTAAGAAGACGACTTCTTTCAGCTTGAAGTGTACGAAGTTCATTAGTAAGCAAAGCTGTACTTGCAGCAATTTGATATTGTTCAGGAGTATAATCTTGACCTAAAATATTTTTAATATCTTCATTGTCAAAAGCAGTATTTATTTGCTTATCAAGTTCATCAATTTGAGTATTAATCTTATCATTGTATTGTTTATTAACAACGTTATTAGTAGCAATACTTTGCAAGAACTCTATAGGAAGAATATCATCAGTATGTTTAGTTACTCTAACTGCTTCACTTAAATTGACAAGTTTCTTTAATTCAGCTTCATAACTAGCAGTAACTTCATCCATCTTATCTAAAGCTTTTTGTTGGTCAGCTTTAGAATTAGCTTCATCAGTTACACCTTTATCTACCATAGCTTTACGAACATCATCACTAGACATATAACTTCTAAGCATACCAAGATTTCCATTATGAGCAGCATTTAAAGTCATACCAGTAAGAAGTTCATCATAAGCTCGTTGAGCAGCAGCTTCTTTATCTAAATCGTTATTGAAAGTTTTATCTTCATTGCTAACACTAAAAGGATTATTTCCATCTTTAATTTGAGACATTTGATTCCAATAGTTTTCTATACTATTGTTCCAAGATTCAATGTTAGCTTTACGAGCTTTGATTTCAGAAGTTTCACTAAGACTAAATATAGATTTTGGTTTACCTTCACCAGTTCTTTCATCAGTTTTAGAATCAGCTCTGTCTTTTAAAGTTTGGCTAATTCTTCCAAAACCACTGCCTAAATGATGAAATACAACACCACCCATTACTCCCCAGAATGCACTATCCCAAAGACCTCCACTTCTCATATATTTTTGAAGTCTATCATCAAAAGCTGAATCATTTTCAAGTCCAAGATAAACATTACCAAGATGAGTACCTTCCATTTGAGAAATATAGTTAACTGCTTCTTCAAGACCTTCACTAAGTTCTCCAGCAATAACAGTCTTTTCATCTAAAGCTTTATCAATAATCTTTTGACCAGCTTTCTTTAAAAAAGATTGTTTAGCTTCCATTTCAGCTATTTCTTCAGGAGTTTTACCAAGTGTTCGTCTAGCATTACGAGCAGCAGAAGTTAAAGTAGAAGAACTAACTCCATTCTTTAAACCTTTCCACATATTTCGTAAACCATATAATTGAAGAATATCAGAACCAATATTTACATAGTTAGTAAGGAAGTCTTGATTAGCAGACTTTTGAGCAATAACTCTAGCAATATCTTCTTTACTAGCATTATCACCACCAGCTTCATTATAAATGTCTTGGTTCTTATTGACAAATTCTGTAAACTCTTGTGGAGTCATTTTATTAAGTGTATCAGTAGCTGTATTAAATACATCACTATATACACCTTGTGCTTCTTGATAGTTCTCCATAGTTCTACTAAGAGTAGCATTTAAACCTGTTTCTACAAATCGTCCAGTTCTAGCACCAAGACCATTAATAGGAGTATCTACAAGAGTTTTAACTCCTTGTTGAAATTTATTCAGAGTTCTACCTTCTTTACCAAGAGCTCTATCTATTCCAACAAGAGCTTTAATTCCATTACGAGTAGCAGTTCCAAGTTTACTTGCAGCAGAAGCTTTAGCTAACCATTGTAAACCTTTAGTTGCAGCTGTACTAGGAAGTAACAAAGTAACAGAACTCATAATACTTGGCATATTACTTGCCCACCAACCAAAATCAGTTAAACCACCATTAGTTATATCTAAATTTGGGTCAGCATAAATAGGAGCAACTTCAGTATTAAAGTAATCTTGCCATTCTTGAATCTTTTCACTAACTGGGTTAGTATAATCGTTATTAGCAGCATTTCCTGTAACTACATTGCCTATAAGGTCAAAAAGGTCTGCGGCACCTCTTACAGTGCCGAGACCAATTTCACTAACTACTGCTTGACTAACAGCAGAACCTAACTTACGAAGATTACCTTGAGATTCAGCAAGAATCTTATCTACGTCAACGATGCTAGCATTTGGAATAACTCCATAATGACGAAGTTGGTCTGCTTTATCAGCTTGGTTAGTAAGAACTTTACCACTAGTAAGACCTTCATTGATTTCTCTATCAGCAAAACCAGTTGCTAATTCAGCAATCTTTTTAGGGTCTATAGTACTAAGTATTTTAGGACTTGGATGTTTCTTACTTTTACTAGGGCTAGGATTTATATAACTAGCACCATTAGTAGCCATATTTTTTATTTCTTCAAAATCCATATTAATAGTTATCTTTAATAAATTTAAATTCTTGCGCTACAGTAATATTATTAACTGGTTCTCCAGCTTCAGTTAATGAACCAGCAATAAGACTTTCTATAACATTTTCACCTTCTCCAGTATATAAGGCATCAGCTATTTGTTGACGATTAAGTTCTCGTCTTAAAATACTTTCAGCTTGACCTCTAGTAATAACAGTTCGTTTACCATGAGCATTAGTATAAAGAGCGTTACTATTTGTAACATTACTAATTGTAGCTCCATTACCTAATGATTTAGAAGTTCCGCTAATGTTTAATTGAGTAGCTTCATCTCTAGCTAAAGTAGAAGTATTTCTTTCATAACTTTGAAGAACTGTAGAACCATTAGCCCCAACCATTGTAATAGTTTGTGGAGTACTATTCTTAGCTTTACCGATATTAAATTCAGTAACAGTTTGGGCTAAACCATGATTTCTACCAACAGTTACATTAAGAACATTTTCTTGTTTGGCTTGAGTTATAGCTTCAATATATTGAGCTTTTTCATCTTCTGGAATACGTTTACCATCAATATACAAAGAAGCATTCATCAATAAACTTGGATTAGTAAGATTATCTTCATCATGCTTAATCTTTTCAAGACCTATATTATAAGTCTTTTCGTCAATTTTACCAGCTGTATATTTATCAAATAAATCATTTCTATCGAGAGTAGAACTATACATCTTAGAGTTAACTGGAACTTTACCAAAACCTCTACGTTGGTTTATTGTATTAGCTCTCCAAGAAGCAGCTTGTGCTGGACTATTAGATGCTGGATTTAAAATATCAATACCTGCAACATTTATTGTTCCGATATTTTTAAATGTATAATTAGCATTACGAACTTGTGAACCATCAGACATATCTATAATTCCAGCTCCACCTCCAGTAAAAGCATTACTAAAACTACTGCCAATACCTTTCCAAAATCCCATAGAAGAATCAACACTATCACTAAGTTTAGAAAGCCAAGTATTATTCTTATTAAAAGTAATAGTCTTTTGCCCATTTATAGATGTAATTCTAAATCCTTTTCTTCTCCAATCTGATTCAGAATGACAATCCATTGCTTGAGAAATGGCATTATATTGTTCATCATCATAACATTTATAACCAAGTTCTCTAATCTTTCCATTATCGAATAAACGGTTAATTTGTTGGTTATATTCTCTTGTAAACTCGTTATTTCCAGGTAATCTAGAACCAGCACGTCTAGCAGCATCAAAAGCTACAGCATCTTGTTCAGATTTACTAAGACCTGCAACATAATGATTATATTGATTACCATAAGTTCTTAAAGCTGTAATTGCTTGTCTAGCTTGATGTCTTATAACTGGGTCTTTACTAGTCATACTATGACGACAAAGATTAGCTAGTTCATTATATCTTCCTTGATTAACTCCTCTTTGGAAAGCGTTACTTTTAGAAAGTTTTGGAAATAAACTTCTAAGAGTACTAAGAGTTTCGTCAAGACCAGCTTTAGTTGTACCAATAATATCTGGAACATCTACATCAATAGCAGCACCTTCATTTGTAGCATCAAGATTCATATTTAATTCAGCAGCTTGTTGAGCAGCAGCTTGACGTGCAGCAACATCTTGTCTATATGTAGCTTGACCACTACCAACTTCTATATCATAACCACTATCGTAATAACTCATAGCGTGAATACCTGGTTTAACTCTCTTTGCAAGATATTCTTCAGGATTAAGAAGAAGACCATTTTCAGTAATATCAGAATCAATATTCTTTTTCTTTTCTTCAGGAGTCATTTTATTATATTTCCAAAGAGCAACATCATAATCTTGTTGAAGACTTGCTCTAGCACCAGGAGTTGTATCAATAGCAGATTTAAGAGCATCATTTAAATCTTTCTCACTAACATATTCCCAACTACCAGATTTCTTATAAGCTAAACCATAAAAATTTTTACCTGGGTCAGAAGTAAGATTACCATCAGCATCAACATATTTAATATCACTAATTCCACTACCTTTATGAACAGCAACCCATTGTTTTGCTTTAGTCATAAGATTACTTAAATCAACAGTACTAACTGGAGTTCTATTTGGTTCCCAATTTGTACCACCAATAATATGTCCTTCTTTATCTACTTGGTCTTGATAATGATAAGGATTGTTATCTTTAGCCCAATTCTTAACATCTTGAGTAATATCTTGTCTCTTATCAAGATTGTCCATAAAAGTTTTATATGCAGCTTGTGCTCTAACTCTTCCAAGAACAGCAGGGTCAGAAGCTACTTGACCAGCAAGTTCTCTTGCAGTATTAAGACTACGAGAATAATCTCCATACATAGCAGCATCATCAAGTTGATTCTGAATATTTCTAACATATCCAGCTTTCCAACTATCTTCAGCAGCATTAATATCTAAATTAGCTAAAGCCATTTTAATTTGGTTCTGAGTTTGTAAACTCTCTTTAGCTTTTTCATCAATTTTATTAAGAGCATTCGTAAACGCTTCTACATTTCTACGATGAGGGGCTCTTAATGGAACAGGATTTCCATAATTTATTACGTTTGACATATCTATTTATTTTTATTATTACTAATGCAAATATACGATAAAAGTTCTAGTGAACAAAATTTCACTAGAACTATTTATTTATTTTAAATAATACCGTATATGATAAGATTCTTTTTACTCATTCTACCTTTAATTAAATCAGCATAACTATTTCTTCTTTGGTATGCTTTGTTCTGATTCTCCCATCTAGTAAGAGCATAACTATACTCAGTATTATCTGAATAGTCTTCTCTTTTAGGTCTAGCACCTGGATTTGGAATATTCATAGCTGAACGATAAATACCTGCAAGAGCAGCATCATCACCAACATCAACACCAAGTTCAAGTAATCTAGATGGAGTAGCATAATCAGAAGCAGCAACTCCCATAAGCATAGCTTGAGTATCATCATAATTTTGACGACCTTGACTAATAAAGTTTTGGAAACTATTTCCAATACCTTGAAGACTTCCACTAAGAATTTGTCCCTTAGCAAGTTCAGCTTCATTCTTAGCTTGAATAGCAGCATTCTTAATACTAGCAACAGTATTATAATACTGATTTCTAGCAGCAGCGTTTCTAGCTCTAACTTGTTGTTCGTTCAAAAGATTCTGATTCATAAGTTCAGTTTCTTTATTAGTTTTTTCATCAGCAAGTTGATTAAGTTGATATAAAGCGTTAGTATCAACACCTTGCATACGACCAACAGCAGTACTACCACTCATAGTATTTCTAAGAATACTATTTCTACTATTTAAACGATTACGTTCAACATTAGATTTTTGAGCTTCATTATGATAAGTAGTATTAAGAGCAACTGGACTTTCCTCTACAAAGTTTGGAAGATTATAATCAAAATCTAAGTTTTTATAAGCACCTAAACCAAGAATACTTCCTCCAATACTAGAAACTAAATCAGCTCCAAGACCATACCAATCAGCATCACGAATTATCATACCTGACTTATTACCAATATAAGTTGGAATAGTCTTATTTTCAGAAACTCCAGAAGTTGGAGTACTAACTTTACTTGTATAAGGAATAGTAGAAGTACTCTTAGTAATTGCATAAGGTACTTTAACATCATATTTATTAGATGTTATCCAAGGACTTATACCACCTTTATCATTAACTTTTTGTTCTTGGTCTATAATATCCCAATAATCAAAATTATTATTTCTACGATAAGGATAAGTTACATCACCCCAAGCAAGTTTACGTCTCATACCTTTTACGGGGCGGCTTTCACCACCTAATGCTTTACGTATTCTAGTGCTTCCACCACATCTTTGTCCTAATCTAAATTTATTTCCCATATTAATTAAATTATCTTTAATATTACCTTGCAATAAATTAGGGTCTGGATTATCTACTGGAATAACACCATGACCGACAGGAGCAGGAACTTCAATATACTCAGGTTGAATAACAAATCTAGTATTATCTGTAGGTTGAACCATTCTAGCTTCAGCTTGTTGTTTAAGAATAGCTTTAGTTTCATTACTATCCATTGGAATAGGATTACCAAACCAATTTCTTTCCCAAGCTCTACGTTTAGCTAAACCACTCATACCTTTTCTATTTTCTCCAATAGTCATACTTTGTCTAATACCAGCAAGACTATTATTGAATGCACGTTCGTCACCTCTATCTACTGCACTATTTAAATTTCTAAACCATTTACCAAAAGCATTTTTGAAAGTATCAACTCGACTATTATAGTAAATGCTATTAAGAGAATCTCTTTGATTATCGTTAAGATAATTATAAGTTCTTCCCATTATTCGTCTAAGCTCTCTTTCTTTAGCACCAATAGCATCTCCTTTGAATCTTCTATTTTGACCTGCAAAATCAGAACCTTCCCAAGTTGCTATTTGTCTTCTCATACGATTGGAAACTCTATATTTATTAGTATTATAAACTGGAGCTTTCCAACCGCCACCGATTCTAGCTTTAGGGCGAAGTTCAGGATAACGAGAATATACTTTACTTTTAACATCATTTCTTCCATGAAGACCAGCAAGTCTTAAAGCATCAACAGCATCAGCTTTAGTTGGAATAGGATAACTTCTACTACCACCTGCAAAATCTTTAGATGATACAGAAGGATAAGGATGCTTAGAAGAACCTTTATCTTTAGAAGTTAAACCACCATTTCTAAGTTTACAACGACCACCAAGACGATATTTGTAATCTAATAAAGGATTTTTTAATTTATATCTATATGCTTCTGTAGGCAAATTATCAATCATATTAAATCCTTTAACCATTTCATTATTAGGAAATACTTCATTTGTCCAAGGAATGTCATAAGCTATCTTAAAAGGTTTTGCACCAGGAAGTAAACTACTAGCTTCAAATTTTTTAATTTTATTACTAAGTTTACTTGTAAGTTTACTTAATTTGCTATCTTCGTTCGTAATATAATAAGCTTTATCGTTTAATACATCATCTAATCCTGAAAGTTTATGTGCTAACTTACCTTTTATAGATTTAGTATCTGCAAAGTATTCAATAACATCTGATAAATTATCTAATGCTTCTTCGCCATTTTCATTTAAATATTTTTGAATAGCTTCATTATCATAACCATATTTGTTTATAAATTTATGTAAACTACTTGATAACTTTCTATTAGCTTTACCTATAGTGGTATTGTATAAAGGTCTAATTACTTTATCTTCTATTATATTTCCTCTTAATCTACTCCAAGGCTGTAAGTCCCAAGTATCCCTAATATGACTTACTCCATATTTTTGTCCATTATATCCTCTAGTAGTAAATTCTTCAATATCATTTGCTACATTTCCACCAGCACTATTTATAAAATCAACACTTTGGTCTTTAGGTAAAACTTTCAAATTGGATATACCTTTTGTATCAGTATAAGCACCTTTAACAATAGGAGACTTGCTCCAAGTATTAAACTTTTGAGGAAGACCTAAATATTTTCTCCAAGCATCAAACCTAGCTTCTAAAGCATGTGGACCAAACATATTTTTTGTGATACCTACATTATAAGTATTTAAATCTTGAGCAGATTTATCGTTAAACCAAGAAGGATTATCAATATCTGCTTCTGCACCACTTAAAGCCGATTTAAACGCTTCTTTTATTCTAGAAATAGGTTTATCATATCCTATTGGAGATATATTTTCAAATATATGTTTACGTAAATTACTAGGTCTAAGTCTATATAAACCAACACCTGTTTTACCTAAACCATATCCTAAGCCTATATCACCAACGGTATTAATACCTAAACTTAGATAAGGATGTTCTTTAGCCCATTTTGTATTAACAAAACCACCAGTATCTTGCATCATATAATGCTTAAGAAAATCACTAGCATTTTTACTATCACGAATAGAACCAACAATGTTACTAGGATTAGCATTAAGAATAGGAGCACCAGCAGCTGTGATAAAATTTACAGCACCCATTGGGTCAAAGTAAGAACTAGTATCTTTTTTACCAGCTTCTTTCCAATGATTTGCTTTACCAGTAATAACTACATCTTTACCATTTGTAGCAGAAGTATTATAATTTTTACCAGTTAAAGTATCTGTAAATGTTCCATCTTCGTTTATATGAATACGTTTGTAAGGAACTTCTGTACCATGCTTAGCTTTACCTCCACCGTCACTAAGATGATTTCTTCTTTTAAATTGCTGCTGAGCATTAAATACTCTATCTTTGTTAGCTCCACTCATTACTGCTTGAGCAGGACTCATACCATTGTCAAGAATAGGTTGAGCACTAAAGATTCTTAAAGCACCATTTTTCTTTTGAGCAACTTCACCGCCTTCAGCTTCAATTTCATTTCCGCCAACGTTAATACCAATACCTGTTTGACCAGTCTCATTGGTTTGCTCGTGAGAACCCCCCCGTAAAAGAAATGTATCATTTCCAATCTTAGTAGCATTACCTCCATCAGTAATATAAATTCTATTACTTCCTAAACGTTTATTACCACCAAGACGATACTTTAAATTATAATCATCTTCATCACTATAACTTCTTGTAGCAGTTGCATAACTATTCAACGTACTAGCAAGATTACTATTATTAGCTAACTCTAATTGAGTTCGAGCAGCTTCTTTCTGAGCTTCAATTTGTCTTCTGATAGCTCTAGCTTGAGACTTAGAACTAATAGCACTACCAATCAAATTCATAGCACCACCAACTAAAGCACCCCAAAATGCTTTAGGTCGTTCACCTCTTAATCTATTACGTTTCTTTGTCATAATTAATATGGTTGAATATTAAATGTTATATTTTCAAGTTTAAATCTATGAACATCATCATCATTATTAAATATAAATCTAGTAACAATATACTTTCCATAAATTAAACTTCTATTATCGGATTTATATAATGGAGATTTCTTTAAATCTTCTTCAGTAATAACATGAACTTCATTTTTCTTAGTACTTGGATTATAATAAATATAATTACAAGCTCTTACAAGTTCAGTTTCAGATAATTCAGTATTACCTCTATTAAAACCATTTCTAAAGTAATTAAAGTTCCAACTACCTTTGTCAAACTTAGCAAACTTATAATCATCATAATGATTGAAAGTATTTCTATTGTTTTCATCAGTATCATTAGAACCATCACTAAGTTTAAGATTTATAGCTTGAGTTTCATCTGTGTAAACATCAAGATAATAACCAGCATATCTACGTCTTAAACCATCTTCAGCTACATTATAAATATTTTTAGCATTTAAAGAATATCTATTATCAAAATAATTAAGAATATAATTAATTGATTCTAGAGACTTAGAATTATTATAATCATTATTATAAATAACATCAAGATAACTACAAATATTACTGGGAGATTCCAAACTTGGTTTTTCGTAATCAAAATAAAATGGATTTCCTTCTCCGCTAACATTATATACAAATCTTAAAGAATCTGAATATGTAGGATTTCGTTTTTTATCATTATAAACAAATACATTTCTAAAATAATAAATAGCATTATTAGCATCTAATATTGTTTTCTTTTCTGTTAATTTTTCTATTGTATTATCTATATTTGGTATACTTCCGTCTTTAGTATAAATTGTATATAATGTACCATCAGATTCGATATTAGGAAATTCTTTAATGTTCAAATTTTTAATAGCATCAAAATTACCAGTAATTATTATTCCTGCTTTTCTTCTTTTATCTCCTGGTCTACCAGTTCCCATATATTTCCAACTAATAATCGGTTTTAACATCTTAACTTCAGGAATCTTATATACAAATTTAAGAATTACATCTTCTGATTTATCAGTACTGTATTCAGTATTATAAACAAAACAAGTAATTTTAGTACTATAATTTAATTCTACATTTAATTTATTACCTGTAAAATCGGCATAATCAAAATCTATATATTTATTGTTATAAGTTACTCGAACTTTAATTTTGCTAGTATCAGTAACTTCGTATCTAGAACCATCGTTAGTAAAATCATGAATACTTATTTCGTAATGGTTGTTATCTACTTGAGTTAATACAGGATTTGGATAAACATAAGGAACTCTATGTTCAGGTTTACTTGTACTATGGTCAACAGTATAACTTTTAGTAGCAACTAAATCTCCACATTTATACCTATAATTAATAACGTGGCTTTTATTATCATTATTTGGTATAGTCTGTATAGAGTTTGTTTCGTATTTAGTACTACTATCAGTTACATCTTCATCAATAGCAAATCTTACTCCACCGAAATTACCAATATTAATGAAAGAAAAAGTATCAGTTAATATCTTTTCTGGGATAGTTTCTCTATGAGTAAAATTAATATCTATTTTATCTAAATCTGCTTGAACTGGAAAAGTATTACTTTTACTAGCAGTTCTAACAACTCCATTTTTTGTACCAGTAATTTTAATATTATGTGTAGAACCAGGAACTCTAGAACTCAAACCAACAGTTGTATTTAGGGAAGTTCTACCTGGAAATGATGCATTAACATTACTATTTGCAACTTGAGCATTATCAAGTTCTATTTTAATATTAACTTGTCCAGCTCCTGACATAGCATCTCCATCTATATAATATGTTAAACGGATATTTCCATTTTCTTCATAATATATATTAGAAATACCTACACCAGTTAATCTTTGTAAACCCATATCTATTTAGTATATATTGTTGGATATAAAACGTTATTAACACTAGCAAGATTTTTGTAATCAGTTTCAGATTCGTCAAACTCATATAGTCTAGCTCTATCAACTTTTTCATTAAAGAAATAACTATTATTATAAGTTCTATAATTAGCAGTAAAAGCATAATCATGAAGACTTATATAATCATTAAGATTAAAATTATAACTTAAAGTTATATAGTATTGTTTCTTTTCAATAGTTGCACCAACTGTTTGATTTAGCCAAATGCAAATAAGCAATCTATTAGTTTTCAAATCTTCTCCGAATACAACATAATCTATATCGAGAGATTTAATCAAGTTATTTATATTAGTTGAAAGAATTTCAGCTTTACCATTTTCAAACTTGAATATAACTTTATTTACAGAATCAAACCAAATATATCCATGTTTACTAAGAATGGATTCTTCTTTTCTAGCAAGACCACCAAATCCTTCATTACTTGGAAGAACTTCTTGATAATCAATATCGAATACATCTGGAACTTCAAGTTGACTCTTTTGTGTAAGTTTTGGAGTTCTATCAAATACAAATAAACTATATTGAGTATGAACTAACATATAAAGACCAATACCTACAATATTAGTAATACTACCTTTATTTTCAGTTATGATTTTATATTGTTCAACATCGAAATTCTTAAAACCATTAACAAGACTTTCATCAGAAATTACATCACTTCTACGAATAGTCTTATCAAAAGAATCAATATAGTCTTTACTGTAATTAGTATAACTCTTTAATGGAGCAGATTTATAACATTCCTTTAATTCGAGAAAATCTCTAAGTCTGTCAGGACTAAGAACTTTATTATAATAAACTCCTAAAGACTTACCTTCTTCATTAATCAAAGAAACTGCTCCTTCATTATAATCTTGTTTAATAGAATAAGCATTAGTAGGATATTTATTATAGCTATAACTATTGTCCATACTAATAGTATATCCGTTCAACTTTTGAGAATTAGTATTTAAAACAAATGAAGCAGTAGGATTAGCAATGATTTCTTTATCATAAGTAACTATTTTATCTTTATTATAAAAACTAGGAGTATATTTATGATTATCTTTGCTATATCCAGTTTCATAATTATTATCTGTTACTCTATAAAGAGTTTTAACAGATTTGTTATAAACATCTTTATTATCATTGTAAACTACAATTTTATCGCCAACATTACCTTTAGGAACAATTCCAAAAGAAATATTAGGATGAATAGTAGGTTTAATATGACTAGTTAAACTTTCAGTATTATTATCTCCTATTTCATCAGATTTAATAAAGAAATATTTATTTCCTTGAATAGAATCTTCTTTATACTCAAAGTTTGTATTAGTAACAGTAAATCTATGTCCATTTAATTCTCCATTAAGAACTGTACAAGGATAAGCCATATCCTCAACTTTCTCATAAGAACCAAACCATCCAATATAATTAGAAGGAATTACATCAACTTTAAATCTTGGAAATATAAGTATATTATCGTTAGCTACAGTAGGAACTCTAAAAAGCTTATTACCAACATTATTTACTACTACGTCAAACTTAGCTCCAGTATCAGCTTCTTTGTCTGAAATAGATTGATTACTTTTTTCGTCAACTTCATTTTGAACTATAAATCCATTAGTAGCAGAACCATCTTTTCTAATATAATGAATATAGAAACTATAAATCTGACCAGGAATTAAACTTCTAAAATTATTAAATGGAGAAGTATGATTATTAGAACTAATAGTAGTAGCTTCATAAGCAGAACTATTCATTCCATATCCCATAGTATAAGTATATGGAGGATTATGAAGTAACGGTTGATTATAAAAAGCACGTTGAGTTATAGTAGAACCATTTCTAAAGAATAAATCCTGTTCTATTAACACTTGAAAATCAGTACTCTTATTCATTAGATATTTGTTTCCTTTAATAGTTATTACAATATAACCATTACGAATAACTATACTATCTATATTAATAGCTTTCTGACTATGAGAATCATAAATAGCAACTTGTTGACTTGTGCCTTCACTAATAATACCTATATATAAAGAGAATCTACTTCTAGTCATATAAGGTTCATTCTTAGGATTATTAGGAATGTTCTCAATATTGTCATGGTCAATACTAATAGTATTTCCATAACCAAATACTTTAATTGCAGAAGTAAAGAACTTTCTAATAAACTCTGTTATATATTCTGGTTTAATAACATATTCTATTAAGTCTTCATTTTTACTAATAGTATATTTATCAGCAGCCCAAACATCATTTACAGAAGTAGAATTTCCAATAGCAAAATTAGTTGTAATAATCAGCTGTTTAGTAGTAACAACTGATTTGCTATAATCAGAAATGTTTTTAGTTTCAATATCAACATGAATATTTTTACTATTACCAGTTAAATCTTCATTAATGTTTTCGTTATAATTAGATACATAAATTCTATTATTGTAATTAATTACATTCTTAACATCATAAAGTTGAACTGGTTCACGAAGCATTTCATCAACACTTTCTTCTTCAATATAAGTATTAGTATTAAACATTAAAGAAGTTATATCAATAGAATAAGTATTAAATATTCTACCATCAACAGCATCATTATGCTTAACAATATAACCTATTTGATATTTAGTAAATTTATAATTCTTATCTATATCAAGAGTAAAGTAAACTCCTTTATTAGATTTATCATTACCGTTTACTAAGAAAGGTTTAAATTCTGTAGTAGGATTACCTTTACCGTCAGTATTGTAACGAGTAAGAGCAGATTTACTATCAAGAAAATTATGAATAGGAACATCTTTTCCTTCATCGTTTATAATAATAATATCATCAGTAATTTGGAACCATTTTGTATAATTGTAATCGTCAATCTGATAACGAATAAAGAAAGTATAAACTCCACAATTAAGAGAACCATTAGTAATATCATAATTAACTTTAGCTTTTGGAATACTTTCTTCAATACCATGTTCGAGACCAGTAGAACCTGTATTTAGGTTCCAAGTTTTAAGAGGAACATAAATTTTATTATTATTCAAATCAACAGCATCGCTTTCGGCTACTACAATTATTAATTCACCTTTATAGTTGTAAGTATAACTACCAGTAATCTTTCCACCATGATATTCCCAATTTGTAGAAACTTCATAAGCTTTACCTTCATCAGGTTTACGATAAATTCTAGCTTTTTCTTCATAAGCAGAATACGTAAATATCACAATTTCTTTATTACATGGAATTACGCCAACTATATATTCACTAGGATGATTAGAAGTATCTAAATCTTCATCATCCGTGTCTGTTTCAAAAGAAACTCCAAATCCGTATTCATTAGTAAAATAACTACCACTATCATCAGTCATAACATTTTTAGCAGCAATTAAACTACCACACTTAACTTCTTTTGGATTTCTATTTAAATCAAGTTTTGGTACTATTTCCATAATTATCTTCTTGGGTCAAACGTTGAATTATAGAAGAAGTTTCTCCAACCTTCATCACTATAAATATCATTACGAACAGAAGCAATAGCTTTACTCTTTAATTCTTTCCATTGGAGATATGGATTTGTAACAGGACTATTACTTGCTAAACTATAAACTTGATGTTTACTTCCTCTACTCAAATATTTATAAAGTATATAATAACTTAAAGCTTCCAGCAGAAGACCATTATCGTAAACATAAGGAACATTGCAATCATAATATTCATCATAATACGTTTTAACTTCACGACTTGTAACAACAATATAATCAGTATCAAAATTTAATTCAATATGATTACAATCTGTTACTACATAATTTCTATTGTCACCATTGATAATAGTTCCAACTTTCATAAAGTCTACTCCGGTTTTATTACTATCATCAATAACAGCAATCTCTTTAACGACAGAAGAAGCTGAATTAACATTTCCACAACAAGGAATATTAACTCCAGCTTCTTTTATTTCACAACCATTACGGTCATACACTTTAAGCTCACTAGTATCTAATTGACAAGGAAAAATAGCTATTCTTCCACTAACTTCAACCTTACGAGTTTTAAGTTCAGTAGGAAGGCACTTTATTTGACTAAGTGCATCTATTATCCAAGCAGCAGCACGAGGAATCCAATCACTTTCACTTAGATTAAAGTCGTTGTCTACCTTTCCTACTATACGTCCCATAGAGACTCTTTTTTTGTTCTTCATTTCTAATAAATTTAGTATATAATGTTTTATCTGCTTGAGTACATAAAACGAATTTGTGTTTCATAGAAACATCTAAATCCATAATTTTATTTACATCATTATTTGTTAGTTTAAGAAGTTCTTCATTAGAATATGGTCTAAGTTTAATATCTTTAGTATCAATAGCTTTAAAACACAAAGTACGACCTTGCACTTTAGAACCTAATAAACAATATTCATACCAAACTTCATCAGCTTTGTAAACAGTAGCATCAACAGCATCGTATTCGATACCATGTTCTCTACAATACTCAGCATCGTCTTTATTATAAATTTGTTTACCTTCAGCAATAAGTCTTTTCTTATTTTTTCTAGTTGCTTCAAAATCACAAACTTTAGCTCCAGTATTAAGTACTCGATTGATACAAATCCAGCCAAGTTTATCTTCAAGACGATAACCATTTCCTTTAAGAATCAATTCTCTTTCTACAGCATTATAGTAAATTTTAACTATACGCTTATACTCTTTTAGAGAAAGATTAATCATCTTATCATAAAGTCTAATCTTTTCTGTTTCTTCATAAATCTTTCTCAAATCTACAGCATATCCAACAAGTCTAAAACATAGATGTTTCATCTCTGGGTCTTTACGTTCGTCTTCAAACATACCTTTAGCTGCATTTTCAAGACGACCATTAATATATTTGTTTTGTTGAAACTCAGGATAATCTATTACTGGATATTTAAATTTATCTACATCAGGAACAATAGCAGAACGTTTAGAAGCAATAGTAGCAGTTAATTCATCTACAGTTATTCTTGCACGTTCACGTTTAATTTTGTTTTCTTCAATAAAATCTTTATAGTATTGAGGAACATTTATAGACTTCTTTACTTTTATCGGCATAATTAATCATATTTTATTGTACTAGGGATTTCATCAGTTTCATGTTTTTGATTTAATAAATCCCTTTTAAATATTATATCTTTAATTTGACCAACCATATCTTCACTAAGTAACCATTCGTTATCATCATAGATTTTATTCTCGAATGTAAGTTCACCGTTAATATCAGCAATTTGATTTGGTTGTTCAAAACTTGATTCTATTACTATAGTACCTATGTTAATAGGCTTATCGTTAGCAGGAGGAAATAAATAAATATATTCATTAATATAATCATAAGCAATAGCTCCACATAAACCTGGAACACTTCCACGAAATCTAGCAGTAGTTTCTTTAATATAAGGAAGTTCTCTATTGGTACGATAACCTGCTGTACTAACTCTGTCAAAAGGAAGATTATTAGTAAGTCTAATAGGTCTTGGAACCTTTTGATTAGTTCTTTTAATTTTATCTATTGAAATATCTTGAAGTTCTTCTGGAAGTTCAAAATCTCCATCAACTACACTAGTCAAAGTAACTTTAAATCTTTGAGTAAGTAGTTTATCTACATAGTTATGATTTTCATAACTTCTTCTAATAATTTCAGCTCTAGTATGAATTATTACACTTCTAATCTTTTCTCTTAGAGAATGATTATTAGGTTGACCATAACTATGAGCTATTTCGCTAACTAATTGTGCAATACTACTCATATCAATATGTAAATCATTAAACGTTTAAAGCCGCCCCGTAAAAGGTATGTAATCATGGAATTTTAGCAAATGATTATTGGAACGTTATTTAAATCTACATACCTTTTACGGGGCGGCTAGAATAAGTATATTAACTACATCTTATTCAACTTCACAAGTTGGAAGTCTAATTCTATTAATTTGTTTACTACTCATAACTTTAATTGTTACATTATTAACTCTATTGTAAGGAACTATATATCTATGACTGTAAGTACCAAGTAATTTAATTATCAATCCATTTAACATAAATTTCTGTTCCTTACGCTTGCAAATATAATCATTTTCAGACAGTTATCCAAATCCCAAACGCCCACGTATATGCCACTGTGTGCGCACACAAATCGTGTCGGACGGCGGTTGTGATTGATTAATCGACTGATACACATGATGTTGGGAGAACGCAAGCAAATGCGTAATAGAAATTTGATTATGATTAGAAGTATTATTGTTAATTATATTATTAATATCTTTAGTAACTCCAGGATATGAAAAACCCCTAACACTATTACTAACATTAGGGGCACGGACACAAACGTATCTAGTAGTTACAGAGTTACATTTGAATAATTCCAGCAGTTCTAAGATTAACAAGCAAAGTATTAATTACTCCAGCTACTGTTTCAATAGTAGCAGTTTCAGCATCAATATTTACAATATTACTTATTGCTTTTACTGTACCTGCGACTTCTTTAGTAGCATTAGTTGGAATTTTAATGCCTTTTATTTGATTCTTTAATTCTGCTATCTTATCATCAACATTAAGATTGTTTACTTTATTTTTAAGTTGATTTAATTGTTCCTCAATATTATCATTACTTCCTTCAAATAAAGCATTATATAAAGTGTTCTTTTGGTCAACACTCAAAGGAAGACTTTGCAAAGCATTATAAATTTTATTTATATCCATAACTTAATTATTTAATTTGTTATCAAAATCTTTATAATCCCAATTCATTCGTTTAGCAATAGGTTTAAATACCCAGCTCCAACTTATCGGGGCAAGTATAATACTATTAATTAGAACTCTTATATCAATACTACCAAAATTAATATAAGCAATACTAACTATAACAATACTAACACATAGTATTACACGTTTCCAAATTCTAGTAATCTGCTTATGAATTACAGTAGTAATACTAGTTATAAGAATATAAGTTAGAAAATTAACTACTAAACAATAAGCAACATCAAAACTATTAATAATAGTTTGAAGTATTTGATTTATTAATTCCATAATTATTATTATGCTAATTCTGTACCGTCAATATTAACCCAAGCAGTACCATTCCATAAAATTTTCTTCTTTAATGTTGTATCATAATATTCATATCCTTCATCATTAGTAGATAATATAGGTCTAGAATTAGTATCTCCTTTGGCATTTAATCCTGTCATTACAAATTTGTTATTAACAACACCATAATAATGATTGCAAGTAACTCTATCTGAATTAAAACTTCCACCATTAAACAATACAATACTATTAGGTTTAAATTGTATATTATCTATTGCTTCAAAATCATATCTAATTTCGTAAATAGTATTATCTTGATTAATCATATCTTGAGTAAGAATATTCTTAACTACACTATTAACTAAACGTAAATTTTTTCTAAGAATTATATAACCTTTAGATTGAAATTTTGCAGCATCAGCTTCTCTGTCTTTAAGTTTAAGCATGTTATCAACAGAAGCAATATCTTCATCATCTGGAAAATTAGTCACATTAACTTTCTCGCTAAACAACTGTTTCAAATTATCATTAAGTTGTTCATAACCAATAGTTCCAACTCCTGGTTTAACTCCAGCAGATATATAATCTTCATCAGGAACAGGAGTCCAATTAGAATCTTTTACCCAACCTTCTGTAGTAATTTGGTTAGTTCCAGCACTAAAGAACTCTGTAATGTATTTTGTTCCATTATTATAAGTAATAAATAAACCACTTCTACGTAAGAACAACGGAACAGTTCTACGAGTATCAGCAACACTTCCTTTCCACTCACATTTTACATGATTGTAAAGAGATACAATAGCTTCAAGTGGAGTATCACTAAGCTTAGAATAAATATCCTCTATAGCAACAAGAGGACTAACTTCTTTCATTCCTTCAGAAGTTTTTTCATAAAGTTGTTTTGTACTCATTGTTATAACAATTTGATTATTAATAATATTAATACCTCTGCAAAGATAATCATAAAAACTAAAATAGCTTTCAAATTAAGATAATTTCTTAACTTGAAAGCTATTATAAATAATAGTAATTATTAATGTTACCTACAATCATACCAATCGACTTGAACTCCTTTACGGCACATATCTGCATACCAACGATTAAAAACAATTCCATCGTAACCATCTACATCATCAATAACGTCTTTAACATATAAACATAAATGTTTTTCATCAGTAATACTACTTCCAAGATAATCAGCTTTACACATATTGGCTGCAAACACTGCATCATAAGGATTGTCATTATTATCAAGATAAACTCCATTTTGTTTCATCATATCAAATAGTTTATCTTTAGATATAGGTTCAAGAGGAACTTCTGTTCCATTAGAATCTCTAGTAGTCATTTTACTAGTTGCAAACTCAACAAGTCTTCTATTAAAATGCCTTCCATTATATCTAAGATAAGCTATCATATCTTCAGGAAGTTCATCATAAACATCAAAACCTTCTTTTACTTTCATAACTTTAGTTATTATAACCGCCCCGTAAAAGGTATTGAATCATACAATTCTACATTCTCTTTACGGGGCGGCTTTCAATTAATACCTACCATAACGACCACGACCATATTCTCTATCTCTGTCTTCATAATCATGTTCACGTCTATCATAATCATGATTTCTTCGATAGTTTTCCTCTTCGTCATAGCGATTATCTCTATCTTCACACTTATCAAGAGCATCTTCTAACTCCTGAAGTTCCATTTTCATACGTCTAATCTTTTCTTTAAGCTCAGACTTATTCATATTACGTTGTACCATAAGTATCATAATTTTATTGTTTAGTTACAGCAGCCAGAATCTTAGCTATATCGCCTTTCATTCCAGCAACTTCATTTTCTATACCTGCTATTCTTTCATCACGTGCTTTGTCTTTAGCAAATTGAGGATTAAGTTCTTTAAGAACTTCTTCACATCGAACTACTTGATTTTTATAATCTTCAATATGTTCTATAACATAGTTAGCATGTTGCAGAGTAGCTTCTACTTCAGATTGGATAGTTTGTTTACTTTCAGCTATAATAAGATTTCCGTTATTATAACTAACAGAATTATTGTTAGCAGGAATATTATTATAATCTACAGTACTTCCATCTACTTTAACCTTTAAGTTTACAACCATTGTATTAATACCATCAGTTGCAAATACAGGTGTTGTAGTTCCAACAACTTCTCCAATCTTAAAATCTATTCCATTAGCTTTGTTTAAAATATAAACTCGGCTACCTTGATTGAGAGCTGAAAACATTATACTATGAGTTGAAGTTTATTATTTTGTTTATCAAATACTATAATGTGAAGACCTTCTGTAAGAGCAGTAAGAGCTTCTCCATTACTTGCCAAGAGAGGAAGAGTGTTATTATTAACCATAATCTCAAAACCAGTTGCAGTAGTTGTAGCTGCATTAAAATTAATTACCATTATACCAGCAACTCCCATAGCTCTGAAAGTATGATTAGGCATACTAAAAACAGCATTAGCAGTAGCACTGCCAGCAGTCGTTTGAGTAGCAGCTACTAAAGGTATACCGCCACGATTACCAATGAAATCATTAAAAGCCATAATATTACCTCCTATAATTTAAAGCCAAAAACCATTAAGATTATTACAACCATTATACATACCATATTGATAAGCTATACAATTTGGTACTGCCTGGAATGGCTGATAAGGAACTGTTACAGTCTGAGGCTGAGCACACTTAATTTCATTAACAGCTTGAGCAATAGGATTTACAGCAGCAGCAATTTGCTGAGCAATTACTCCACTTTGATGTTCAGTAGTCAATTGAGTTTGCAGAGCATTAATCTTATCCTGCATTGAAGACTTTTCAGAAGCATCAAGTTTAGCAATAATTCTATCACCAACTACATCAATAGACTTATCAATATTGCAAGTCTGGTCACGAAGAGCATAACCCATATCGGAGAATCCACGAGTTACAGCATTACCTACATCACCGACACTTTGTTTAATAGCATCAGTCTGCTGAATAGTAGCAATTTGATTTTGATAATTACCCTCTGTAATAGCACTCTTTAAGTTACAGCAGCAAGTAGCCAACTGATTAGCAAGAGTCATAGTGTTCTGAGTACCAGCATTAAGCAAAGCACCAGTAGAAGAATCAATCTTACAACCTACTTGGGTAATACCATTGTTTACCTGAGCAATAGCTGCTTGAATCATATCAACTTTAGTTCCAAACATAGTAGCCAATCTTTGAGTTGCAGCACCGTTACCATTAATAGCTTGCATAAGCAAGTCACGTCCATCATTATTATTAACCATATTAGCAAGAGGACCAAGACAACCAGCACCATTCTGACCAAAGTTACCAAATAATCCACCATTACGCATAAGAGGATAAAGGAAGAACAAGAAGATTATCCAAATCCAATTACCACCACCAAAACCTCCATTACACATAAGTAAAGGAAGCAGACTGTTAACATCGTTAGAAGTCTTACTAGTTCCACCATCAGGGAACATAAAAATTTTAGAATCATCCATGACTTATTAAATTATTAAGTTAATAAAAAGATTAATTTGTACATTAACTAGTATTTTGTACGTTGCAAAGATAAACAGAATCTGGTATATAAACAAAAAGATGGTAATCGGATTTTGTTCCAATTACCATCTTAATAAAATAATTATAACTTATTTCGATGCCATTACTTTTGTTTTCCAATTATTTTTTAGTTAAACAAAAATAGGTTCAACATCTTTATTCATAAGAGTTGCTTCAGAAGTAGCAAGTCTAAAAGCTCTAGAAGTTCGATAAAATTCAGTACTCAGTTTAAATAGATATCTAGTAGCTTGAACAGTTCTATTTAAAATATAAGCTATACTAGTGATAGTAAAACCTGCATGAACCATTTGTTCAACTACTAAAGCTCTAGCCATAACTACATTTTCTTCTCTAGATTTACTAACAATAGATTCTCTAGTAATAGAATGAGTACCGTCAGCTCTAGGAATATCACATGCTACAATCACATTGTCGATTATAGACCAATTTAATGTTTCTTTCCTATTCATACTCTTATTTATTTTAAAAGTTAATAATATTATTAATAGTTGCAAATATAAGATTCTTTTTAATATGTTGTATTAATTAGATTATAATTATAAATTAGTTTAACATAAATCTATAAATTACATACAAAATAACAAATATTGTGCAGTTAATTTCAATTAAAAAAGGAAGTACTTATTTAGTACTTCCTTTCTTTAGTATATAATTTATTTATTGTATTAACTTTGTTCCTTTCCTAACATCGATTCAATCATATTATCAACGGCTTCATCTGTTATATGTTCATCAATAGAAGAATTTATATTCATTGATTTCATCAAAACGCTTATCCAAGGATTGTTACTTTGCATAGCAGTTTGTATTTGCTCTTTTAATGCTTCATGAAGTTCTCCAGATTCTTTAAAAGTTACAAGAGTTGTTCGTAAAGCATTTACTACATAGTTATCTATCAATAAGGGATTGTCCCTTGCTGATGATAATTTAGTAAGAAGCACAGCCAGTGCTTCATGTAATTGTTTCTTATTATTCTTCATATTGTTTTACTTTTTTAAATTTCTAAAGTCATCGACTTAGAGTTCAAGTTTATCACCATAAGTATATCTTCTTGAGGTTTTAGTAACTCCTGCTTTAGGAGTTACTGGTTTTGCTCTACCTGTTTTATTTCTCATAATAATTTATTTTATTTATACAATTTTACTTGTTTTGAACAAACTCTGCAACTATTAACTTTCCATTTAATTTGATTAGGCGTGCATAAGTATTATACGCTGTGGGTAGGTAATCAAGTTTATTTAACATTGGACCACGGGGTCCTTCCTCCATTTTATATATTATAGATGTATTCGTATCATTAATACCAAATGTACTCCCACCTTGAGCACCTGCGAAGACTATCTCCAAGATACCTCCTTCTGATGCACCCTTAAACCAATTAAATATATTGATATTACCTGAGATATCCATATTAATAATCTGATGATTTGTAATAAACGGAATATCACGTCTACTTTGGGAATTAAATTGAAATTTACTAGAAGCAACACTTACAGTTCTATCCATAAATTTAAGTAAATGTTTTAATCCATTTAAATCTAAAAACTTCATATTAATTAATTTTTAAAATTATTATTAAGCAAATAATGCATCAATTTCTGCTGTAGTTATTGCAGAATCTGCTGTAGCATTAGAAGTTATTCCATCAAGCTTAACTTTATCTTTTGTCGTCATAATACCAGCTTTAGTGCTTGTGGCTGGGCTTAGAGAAGGCCAATCTATTTCCGAACCATCTATAGCCCTGAGTACAAACTGTATATCATTTGCGGAAGGAGTAATCTCTAAACTAGTAGCTGCGTCACTCTTTCTAGCATACTCTGCAAGACTTTGATGACTAGTAAGATAAGTACCTAGATTAACAGCTGCGCCTCCACTAGCTGCAATAGTTTTAGTAACACCATTAATTATTACACTATGAGTATGGCTAGTAGAAGATTTTCCATTAGCAATACTATCAACTTGACTCTTAGTATAATAATTTGCAAGGTCTACTGTAGCACGGAAGTCTCCAAGTTTCTCCCATTTTGAAGCATCATAAGTCGCACTGGTATCACCAGTATAAATATATTCCTCATATTTATTCTGTGTAACATTACTAGCATCTTTAATAAGATAAATATGCTTCTTAATATTAGTTGTAGGAAGAGCAGTTACTACTTCTGCAACTGTAGTATCAAGATTACCTAATTGGGCTAATGGAACATTGCCATTTGAATCAAGTCCTGCAATACCATTGTTAGCATTCAAAGTTTTCACACTTCCATCTGCCATCAACACTTGGGTTGCAGTGCCTCCAGTCATCACTATTCTTTCAGCACTTATTCCATTTTTATCAACATTGAAAATGCTTATAGATTCATTTTCATTACCTGTTTTTGATACATCTAGTTGTTCACCATTAATTATATAATGTAAACCACTTTTAGGACTAATTTCACCACCTTCGTTACTAAAAAAATTAGAATTAGACCAGTACTTAATCTTACTCCAAAAATGAGTTAAACCATTTGAATCTAAAAATTTCATAATCTATTGTTTTAAATTGTTATTACTATTAATATCTGTTATCTGTTCCTCCGTGATTGCTAGAAGGAAGTCCTTCGTCACGATGTCGGTCATTCGCTTTATTAGCAAAAGTTTTAATAACTACATCATCATCTACATAATTTTTATTTATAATAATTTAATTGAATAAATTATTTATAAACTCGTTTGATATTGGTACAAATGTAATAATTTCTTTTTTGATTTCATCAATTTCAGCTATATTTTTATTTATATTTTGCAAATTAGTTTGTATTTTATTATCTAATTGGCTATTTATTACTGTTTGATGTTCTAAGATTTTATTATGTTGTTGTAATTGCAAGTTAATATTATCAAGTTGTTCATAAACAGCAGGAGTAGCTGGAATACCAGTATCTTTACCATTACAAAACCAATTACCATTTTCTCCGATAGTTATGTTTCCGCCAACTATTACAGATATATAATTCCTTGCTTTAATTCCTGTATTTGTCCAAATGGTATTAGTTCTACATTGATACAAAATTACATCATTAAGATTAGAACCAACATAAGCATACTGACCAACATTAGGAAATTTAACGTGATTATTTAAAGCATCAGCACTAATATACCAACCTACAAATACATTCCAATTATAATAAATATTGTTCCAATAATCTTTATTCTCCCAATTTGCTAAATCAGTTGAATTAAACTGCCAAAGTTCAAATTCTGCTTGACGGTCAAGTCTATCAGTATTAAGATTAAAAAAACTAAGAGTAGCACCTGCTCTACGATTAATAGGAAAAATTGTAGCTACAGCTTCTTCAATACTATCAAAAGCAGTAATTGTACCATTTTCGTTTTCAGTAGTAAGATTAATGAAATTATTATCACCATAACCAGTAACATTCATTGGTTGCCAATATTCGCGATTTTCAATATCTACTCCACTAGGAACATTAGTCTTAGCAACATAACTAAGGTTATCGCAAGCGTTATAAACAAGAGCAAGTCTTTCATACTCTTGTTCTCTACTCCATTTACCTTTAGGAACAAGAGATACATTTCCTAAGTCTTTACTAAATTGTTTCATAATATGATATTTAAAAATACGTTTTATTTGAGATTTACGCTCCTCAAACACATTTCGTGATTAGTTAATCAACTTACATATTTGAACCGCTCAGACACAAAATAAAATGGGTCTATGCAAATTTCTATGTGCCGAAAAGGTATGCGTAATTGAACAAAATTGCCAATTTGAAATCGACTAAACTTTATTATCAGATTCAACATTTAAATGACCATTATCATTAATAGTAAATACTTCACCATTATCTTTATTATCTAGATAATTCTGATAAAGTTTACCAGTTTCAATGTCAACTTTAAATGTTACATTTTGATTTGAACAACTACAAAGAGCTTTAAGTTTACCATCAGGAGTAATTGGATAATAATTAGTTCCATTATAAATTGGTTTACCTAAATTCTTATAATAATCTTCAAGTTGCTGCTTTACATAATTATAATAAAAATTAGCTTTAGTATAATCTAATTGTTGATAAGCAGCACAAGCACTTTGAAATAATCCCCAACAATTAAACAATTTCTTACCATCACCTTTACAAGCAAAACTACAATCATCAATAATACCTTTACCTGCATCAGCAATATAATTAATAAGTTGATGATATGTACAAGTCCATTCTGAAGGAATAGTAAGATAAAGTACTTCTGGGTGAATTTCTTCAGTACTATCTCTTTCTAGTTGTTTAACTACAACTTTATTAAATTGTCCAGTAATAGAAGATTCATTATCAACTGCTTCTTTTACGGGGCGGGTTACCTTAATTTCTTCCATACGGCTTACTATTTAAACATTATTTACTTGAGACCTAATTGCCTCTAATTTATCATCAGTAAGACAATCATAATTATCAACACAATCTTGAAGAATATGATTACTAATAGATTTACAAGTCTTACTATCATTTATAACATAACCTTGAGAAGAAAGAACTATCTCGGTTTTAACACCAATAAATTCTTTTCTCTCAAGGTTCTGTTTGAGAATATTTGCGACATCACTGTTATTCATAAGAACATCTTATTAAATAGTTTAATGATTAAAAACTTTATTATTTACATAAACAGAATGTTCATTAGCAATAATAGTAAGTTTATTAATAATTTGTCCAATTCGGACATCCTTATCTTGACCGTCGTATATTACTTCTAAACATTCTTTAGTTGTATCGTCAATCCATTCATCTTTAATTTTTGTAGCAATATTAATTCCATCAACTTCGTAAGCAGAAAAAACATTATAAAGTTTATAATATTCAGTATTAATAGTTTTAAAAAGATTCTCTCTAATTAAATCTCTATTTTCTTCAATATTATTATGAATAATAATCTCATTACAAGTCTTACTAATATTAGCTCTAAAGCTATCAAAAGCTAAACTTATAACTTGACGAACTTTAGTTAGTTCTTTACTTTCTGCATCTTGAATTTGTTTATCTAAAACAGTATTAAGTTTAACTACATTTTCACTAACTTCTTTAATAGCAGAAGCCATTTGAATTAATGGTTTATTTCTGTCTTTAGCTTTAAATAGGTCAACTAGTCTAATAATAAGAGTATAAAGAATATAAACTCCGCTACTTATTAAAACTGTTATATAAGACGAATCCTTAATCGCATCAGATACTATTTGATTAACTTGATTAAAATCATCCATATCAAAACAATTAATGGGAATGTTGCTCTAGACCCCCCGTAAAAGGAATATATAGCTTCATTCCCATCTAAACTATTACCTATTGAATTTTACACATCATCAGCTTAATCAGTGCTAAGTCCAAAGGCAGTTTCAACAGCTGTAATAAAAGCTGAATTAGAAGTAGGAACTGCAATAGTTACTTCTTGCCAAACTGCTTCATCACGAGTACGACCATAAACACGAGGATTCTTAAATCTAAGATGATACAGTGTATAATCGTCTGCATCTACGTCCATAGGATAACCTGGATAAATAGTTGCACCATCAGCAAGAGTATTGTTAAATCCTCTATTCTGAGCTGCCTCAGAAGCAAGGTTCTGAACATAAGCTTTATCACAAGTTGGAGCGGAACCCTTAGTTGTAGTAGTAACTGTAGTGCCATACAAATCGTCAACTGCCATCAATTCCCAAGGTTGATAATCCTTAGCTGTAGCAGTAATAATAGCTGTACTAATAGTAACACCTACATTCTGATTTTCTACCTTAGCAGCCAACTCCTTTTGCAAACGAGTAGCAACTGTAGCAGCAGTATCACCACTCTTACAACGAGTAGTAGCTGTCCACTCACGACGCTCATGTTTTGTAGTATCAAGCTTAACAAGCTCAATAGTATAATCCTTACCAGTTACAGGAGCAGGAATTGTAATGTTAGCACTAAATTTAGTACCAGCAGTCTTAGTAACCTTAGTTACAATAAGACTATCAATATTAACTTCAAGTACTACAGCTTTACTATTTGGACGACCATAAGCAATTCCAAAATCTTTAGTCAATTTAGCATCTGAAACGAACTTGCTTAAATCATTAAGTTCAAAGATACCAAGAGAACCAGCAGGAACTTTAGTAAGGTCAAATGCTGCACTTGTTTTAGAAGCAATAACTGCGTCACTCTTTACAACAAATAATTGTCTCATATTGTTATTCTATTAAATTATTATTATTGTCTCTGATTACCATCTTCACGATAATTGTTTGCTACTTGTTCTCTTTGTTGATTTTGTTGAGCTTGTTGAGCAGCAGCTAAACTTCCACTTTTAGCAATTTGATAAAGTTCAACTGCATGCTTAACAATATCTACGTGCATGTACTCTGGTAAATCACAATTTACATTAGTACCATCAACATCTTCAGCAAATTTAACAATAGCAGGTTTTGCAATATAACTAAACCTAAGTTCGTTAATACTTACACCTTTAAAAGTAAAAGGTTGTTCATCTTCAGGTTTAGAATCAGCCTTATCAATATATAGTTCTATAAGGTTATCGTGAATTGAAGCCACAGGACTTCTCATTTTTGGAGCTAAAACAAAATCATTAACTACATCAGCTACAAATTGGTCATCAATTATACGAACTGGAAATACGTTAGTAACAAAATCTGTTTTCTTATAATTAATTGATAAGTCAACTGCATACAAGAAACTAATTGCAGTAGATGAAACATTATCATCAGTGTAACTTCCAGTAGTTTTAAAGTTATTCAAAGGTAATTGAAAACTAATAATATAATTAGTCTTCTCCTTACCTTTGACTGTAGCAGCAGATATATTTCCTTTCCATACTTTGTATAAAGACTTCAAGGCGTTAATCTGATTAAGTTTTGAAGCATCGCTAATTACTCTATCATTAGTAATACCAATGTTTTGAGTAATAACTTGATTAATGGTATCAGAAATACTATTATTAATAAATAAATCAATCTGTTCAGGAAGAATAGCTCTAACATTTTGCATACCCATTTGTTGACCATATTGTCTAAACATCTTGTGCATTTCTGAAATATCCATATCTATCTATATTAAATCAATTTCAATTTATTTTCTAACTTAGTCTTCAAACCAGCATTATTTGGGTTCTTGAAATAACTAATAGCTTCATTAATATTTGCTCCAATAAACTCTCCATCAGGTGTACTAATCTGTTGATTGAAATCAGAACGAACAAGTTCACCTCTTGTAATAAGAGTTTCAATAAATGCTTTATCAAGAAGATTCTTATCGTTTACGAACTCATTGAACTTACGAGGGTTTGTAGTAGCAAAATCCATCAATTCTTTAGATTGAATAAGAGCCGTCTTAGAAAGACCATCAGAAAGACTAATACCACTGTAAATACAATATTCAACGTAAACTGCATTTGTTTTAATAGGAGAAGCTTGAAGTTCAACAAGATGTCTAAGAGCAACCTGCTGTTCTTTAATAAGTTTATTCTTACGAACTTCTTCCTTATTCTTATCCTTAATATAAAAACGAAGATTAGCATTAGAATTAATGAAAGCTTCATCTTTAGCTACATCTGGATAATTAAGACAATGACGATAAAGAATATATTGTTCAAGATTAAGTGGGTCACCATATTGATACTTTGTACTTTCAAGATTGAACAAATCATTATCTCGAATTACAGCAGCTTCATAAAGTTTAGCCGTATTAGAACGGTCAACTGCATTATAAGTTTCCCAAATTTTTTCTTCTTTCTTATGAATTTCTAGATAATCTTTTTTATGACGATAACGGAAAGATACATCAATAGTTCTTTCAGTATCACGAACATCAAAGAAGATATTATTAAGATAATTCTTAACTCTAGTAATAAACTCTGGATTGTTAGAAGCAACACCAACTAACTCTGGGAAGTAATGTTCAACTTCACCTTTATTAGACATAAGTTTACGAACTGAATTAACAGAAGAACCAATGGTGTTACGTGGCTTTCCAAGAGCCGCCATATTAATTCTACGATAAGCAGAATAATTAAGAACAGAAGCAATAATAATCTGTCGTTTATCAATATATTCAGCTTCGAGTTCAGCAGTTAAAGCAACTTGTCTCTCAGCTTCTTCTTGTGCAACAGTTTTATCTGTAGGAGCATCACTATTTTTAGGAGTAGGAATATTCAAGTCTGGAATTTTAATATCACTCATAGTTTAATTTATTTTATTAGTTATTACAATACACACTTCAACTGGAAGAACTTAGTTGCCTTATCTACTTGCAGACCGTATGAGTTCTTAACTTCATATCTAGAGCAATCAATATCAGTTGCAAGAGAATTAGTAGGAACTGCGCCCCAAGAAGCAGGAATAGGAGTAAGACCCTTAATTACACCATTAATATAAACCTGACCCTTCTTACGTACCTTACGAATATTATTATGTCCACCATAAGAAGAAGTATCAAGCATAAATGCTTGGTGAGAAGTCATTGGATAACCAGTACGAGGATGAATATCACCATTAGCTTTAGCATTATCTGCAAATGTACCACGGTCAAGGAATGACAAATGCTTCAATGTAATAATGTGACCATCAACAGTCTTATACTGACGGAAGTAATTACCATAAGTAAGACCAGTAGCAGATTGCTGAATCATCTTATCACCAAGAGGAGTAACAAAACCACTATCCTTAGCATCATTCTTAATAGCTCTATCAAAGTCTTCTACGAAACCTTTACCACAAGCAAGAACAATATCCATCTTACCTGTATCAGTATCCTTATCAAGAATATCACCAATAGTACGATTCAACTTATTAAGAGTAAGTTCCTCTCCATAAGTATCATAATTACTTTCACGGCAAATTTGCTGCATACCAGCAGTATAAGGAATAGGCTGTCCATTATCTGGGTCAACCATTGTAATTTCGCCGTTAATAGTCTTATTATACTCTGCGAACCAAAGACGTTCCTCGTTCATTACTCTCTGTTGAAGCTCGAACTGACGCATCTCCTCATTAATCCAAAGATTAGTAGTACCACCACTAGAAGTCTTAAATTCATAAGTAACTACTGTATTAGCGATATTACCAGCAATCTCTTTACTAAAACGATGGAACTCAAGTTGAGAAGTCATCTTACCAGGTCCCATAGTATTAGTACGATTACCCTTAGAATAACTCTCTGGAATAGTTGGAGCGGTCAAAGACCAACTCTTACCTACAGCCAAGTTTTTAGTTACATCAACATAAGCATTTGGATTTGGATTTGCAATACGAAGACGATAAAGATAACCACCATGAGCACCTTTACCAAGGTCTTTCATAATACGAACCTGAGTTACACCATCAGGAGCAATCAAACCATACTGCTCAATAAACCAATGAGTTCTAAACTCAACTTCAAAGAAAGCACCACCCTTACCAGGAGTTGTATTAGCAGTATTAAACCAAAGTACAGTATCATTGAACTTCATACGACCCATAGTCTTCCAAGTCCAATCAGTAGTATTAATATCTACTGTACCAGCAGCACCTTGACCTTCAGTCAAGAAATTAAGTGGAAATCTATCATCATCCATACCAAAAGTATAGGTGAGCATAGAATTAATCTCACTAGGTTTAGATAACATAAGATGAGCAATGGTTTCCTCATTAGAATAACCTCTGTCATCATAGTTACCACGTTGCACTTCACGAATTGCGTACATACTTAATTAATTTATTTGTTAAACATTAAATTGATTAGCTAAATTGAATATCATCAATAGCTTTATGATTAGCACTTGCTGGTTTAGTAATTCGTACAGTGCCACGACCTTTACTTTGTTTGTTCACTAATTTGAGGGTTTTTACTTTTTCCTCATTAATAGCCATCTTAACTAGGTCTTCATAAGTTCCACCTGTATACATCAACCAAGCACTAAGAAGTTCTTCATCACGTTCTTGTTCAGCAGACTTAGCAGCCAAATCTCTTTGATAAGCTGTTGCAATAATACCATCAGCATCTTTAGTCTGACGATAAAGATAGTCATAAAAGTCATTAGGAGTAACAGTAACTTTTTGACCATTAACTGTGCGAACAAGAGTTTCAGGTAATGTATAATTACCAATCTTACGATTAGTAACAACATCTTTAATATCTTTCCAATAAGCTAAAGTTTCAGCTTCTTCTCTTTGACGTTCAGCTTCTGCTTGTTTAGCGTAAGCTTCGTCACGTTGTTTATCAGCAGCTTGAAGATTAGCTAACTGAGCTTTAGCTTCATCATAAAGACCACCTGAATCTTTAAGATACTTAATATAATTGTCATTAAGACTAGCATTACCAAATTCTTTAGCAGCAGTCTTAATAATAGCAATTTGTTGTTCCTCAGACTTTTCATCTACTGTAATAGAACTACGGTCTGGACGTTCTCCAAAACCATGAGGGTCTCCATTATTTACAGTAAGATAATCTACAAATTGCTTGAGAATAGGGTTATCAGTAAATACTTTATTAACGGCAGCTTGAGCTACTTCATTGTTTTTAAGTTCAATAACCTTATCTACATAAGATTTGATACCATCAATAGAATCTTCAAATTCGGCAGGCTTACCATCTTCATCAGTAAGTTCTACATCAAGAGCCTTTTGAATAGCAGCAAGATTAATTTCATCAGTAGGTTCTTCTACTTGAAGAGAATCAATCCAAGCTTTTACATCTTTAGCTTCTTTGAAAACTTTATTATCTTTATCTACGAGATTACCATTTTCGTCGACTGTATAAGTTTGACCTTCAAACTCTACATTAGTACCTTTTTCTAGCCCCCCCGTAGAAGGTGTGGTATCGTTACCTTTATCATCTTTACCATCAGGATTATCTTTCCCATCACCATCACCAGTTCCATCGCCGTCTTTACCGTCTCCGTCACCATCTTTATTACTAGGAGGTTCAGGGTCTGTACCATCACCGTCTTTATTGCCTCCTTTATTATCACCTCCGTTGATGTCTGGAACATTAGTTCCACCACCACCAAAATCAAGATTAATTCCGTCAAGTGGACCCATCAAACGAGTATGAGGTTTAAAACCAAGAGTATTACGAAATACAAACATAAAATAATAATTTAATGATTAATAATAAAAAGAGTAACATCAGTTACTTGTTTGCAAAAGTATAAACTTTATTTTAATAAACAATATCTTGTACACTTATTTATAATATATTAATATTGCCTATATAATAATGTATACCTTATTATATAAAAGTCTTATTAATGTTAGTTCCTCAAGCAATTCCAGTACTGCATGCTTTAATGAGTTCTATATCAAGCATGAATTAAAATCGATTTTCACAAGCCTTTCATAGAAACAAACATTGACGTAGAGCGTAATTCCTTTTACGGGGCGGCTCTCAAATATATTTGGTGATAAGTTATTCACGAAATATGATTGAACGTCTTATAGACGAATTTGAAATATTAAATATTTTATAGGCAGATGATAAAAAAGAGTAGTACCCTCACGAGCACTACTCTCACACATTAATCAACAAATAATAAAACAAAACCTATTTCTTATCATACTTGTTCTTATTAGTCTTGGCAATCTTTAATTGATTATCCATTTCTTCTCTTTTAATTTGTCTATCTGCTGCTTTATTATAAGCATCCATTGCAAGTTTTTGACGTTCAAGTTGAAGTTTAGCAGCTTCACTAGCTCTCTTACTTTCCTCCTGAAGTTTAGCTAATTGAGTTTTAGCATAATCATCGTTTTGAGGATTTGCATCTCCAAGTAAAGCTATATCGCCTTTAGCATATTCAAGTTGTAAATCATATTGTGCTTTAAGAGCAAGTGTTTGTCTATCTTGTTCTCCCTTAGCAGAAATCTCTTGAAGCTTCAGTTGATTAGCTTGTTCTTGAATTGCCTGGTCAATTTGCTTCATTTGTTCCTCATGTTGCCTTCTAATTTCAGAGAATTGTCTAATACTATCAGAAATAGCTGCAACATTATCTCCTTGAATAGCTGCAAGAGCAGATTCTAAATCTCCATTTTGTGCAGCACTAAACGCCCATTGTTTAAGTTGTTGAATCTTATCCATTTCTTTACCATTATTTCTAACAGTAGTAGAATAGTCAGAATTAACAAAGCTATTAACATCAAGACTAAGATAATGTTTCTTACCAGTTGTTTTATCAATATAAGATGTTTCAAGACCTTCGATATAAGCACATTTAGCAAAGTCTAAATCTCTATTATAATCAGCACATCTTAAAAGGTCGAACATTTGGAATATTAAAACTGAACCAGTACTTGATTGACTAATAGCATTTTGAGTTGTAGAAGCTCCAGCAGATTGAGCTATTTGTCCATAACGTTGAGCATTCATATCAACAAGCTCTCTAGCTTCTTGTTTAATTGCTTCATTAAGATTACTAAGTTCTGTTATGTATTGTCCCATATTAGCATTAAGTAATCTAATGTTTTGCATCTTAACACCTGCTGCGTCTTCTTCATCATCAATAGGAAGTACACCATCGGCTGCCATTCTGTAAATAGCATCTTCTGTTTCAGAAGAAACAAGAGATTTTGGAAGTAACAAAATCAACATTTTGTTCTTTGCTATTACCATTTCTTGATGATAAGAAATAATATTTCTAAAAACTTGGAAAGGAGTAATTATTTGAATAATACTAAATTTACCGCAATAAGGAAGAAGTTCTTGAATACCATTATATGGAAGTTTACCTTTACGTTCATAAAGAATAGGTCTAGCTTTAACAGGATAAATACCATTATAACGAGTACCTATACGATAGCCTTCATAAACTTGAGTTTTATATTTCCATTCAATATTAATATCTCCAGCTTCTGGATTAAATTCATAATCTTCTTCAACTATTCTTTGTTCTTGGAAACCAAGTTCATTAGTATAAGTAAGAATACCTTGACGAGCAAAACCTTTCCAAACTACATGCCAAACTTCATAAAGATTGCTATTATTTGCACTTGGAGTTAAAGATTGAGTTTTATATAAATTTCTTTCTTTATCAGTAAACTTACCACAAACTTCTGGATATTTCTCAAATAATTGATTCCATCCTAATTGAACAACTTTAGTAGAAGCACCTGGAGAAGTATTATAAAGGTCATCAAGATAAGCTCTATCTTTATCAGTCAAATAATCTTCAAAAGTATCAAGTATTTGATTATATGACATCATAATACGTCTTGCAAACATATCATGGTCTTCAACCATAAATTGATTATTAGGAATCGGAAACGCTTCAATAGCTGGAACACACTCTTTAATAATCTTATCTCCTCGAAGTTCAGTATATGTATAACATTCACCAAGAGAACAATAATTAAAGAAAGCAGTAAGATATATTTGAGCATCATTTGTAAGGTCTCTAATATAATTAAGAATATCTTGACCTTGCTTACTTTCTTTATCAATATAATCTTGATTAAACTTAGCAATAAACTCTTCTGGGTCTGGCATTACTTCTTGAGGGTTTATACTTTCAGGAGATTGACCTTGACCTTGAGCTTGTTCTACAGCTTCTTTATACCTACGTTCAAACTCTTGTTGAAACGCTTGTTGTGCTGCTTGCATTACTTTTTCCTTCAAAGCTTGATTTCTTTCAAATACTATATCAGGATTATTAGCTCCTACTGCAAATTCATGAGTTCCTTTAAAATACTCTCCTATATATCTACGTATAATATCAGACATAATATCATAATTACGAAGAGTTGCAGGAAAACGTTGAAAACGTTCATTAGTTGCATTGTAAGGATTAAGAGTCTTTTTATAAAACTCTTGTGGCAAATCTCCATGTAGAACATTGAGCATTGTTTCAGTCTCAGTTCTATCATTCAAACTAAGTCCTAAACCAATAATATAATCTATACTATTAGCGTACCAATCAGGTTTCTCTTTAGTAGCAGCATCAACCTGTTGTTTAGGAAATTGAAAACTTAAATTATTAAACATATCTATATTGTTATAAAATTAATAATTAATGTTATTACTGGTGGTATTATGGTAAACCAACTTCTATGCCAAATATCATCTCTAATATTTTGTTCAGTAGTCTTCTTTCTATGAACAAGTTCTTTAGCTGCTTGAACATCTTGAAGTTTCCATTGTAAAGCACGAATAATCATTTCAGATACTCTATCGAAATTACCTTTAACGTTCCATTTAAGAAGTTCAAGTATAGTCTGATGGTCATATATTGTTTGAAACAACATAATATCATTACCTTTTAAATCTTTACCAACCGGACTATAAAGCATTTCTTTAAGAAGTCGAAGACCTTCAAGAACTTTACTACTACCAGTACCAGTACCACCACCTACGTTGACACCATAAGAAGCAGTAACTTTAGCTTTAATAGAACTATCCCAAAGTTCAACAGGGTCTTTCATTAAATACTTTAATGCTTTCCATTTACTAAAGTTACTTACAGTTTCACCTCGATTGACCTCAACTCCAGTTGTTCCAATACAGTTATAATAACGTGCCATAAGGTAACATATCCAATCAGCTTGTTCAAGCTTCTCAGGACGTCCATAATAAGCACAAACTAGTTTAGTCTTAAAGTTATTATATTGAGTAGGATTTTCCCAAACTTTAATACTGTTATGAGAATGTTTATTAGTAAGAGCATCATTCTCTTTATTAACACCTACTGGGTCATAACTAATACTATATTGACCAGGAGGAATACCAAGTTTAGTAGTTCCATCTTTATCTATATAAGAAACTTTAATTGGTTCAAACCATTTACGAACACAACCATGATGATGCTCACGAGGCTTACGAGGAACACCTTGAATCCAATCAAAATAATCAACATTAAATTTACCACCTTCAGCTTTAATACGAGCATTAGTTTTAAATATGATTTTATGATTAATATCTTCAAAGAACATTCCATCATCTGCGATATCTGTATAAGCAGGGTCATTCTTTAGAATTTCTTCCCAGTTCATTAAAGCTTCAGAACTAAATAAGTTTTCACTAGTAGAACTAAATGATTCACTAGGCATATTAGCATACTGCCCTAGATAATTAATATAATCACTAAAAGTTTTACTACTTTCTTTTTTAGCTACACGTTCTTTATATGCAATACGAAGACCAGTTTCTATATTAGAATTACCATCTTTATCCATTGCAAAAAGGTCTCCAATCTGACCTTGAAGACCCCAACAATATGGTTTAAAATAACCGCAAACTTCATTACGAGAATCTTTATCCCATACATTTTCAAAAGGCATAAAATGGAACTTATTAGGATTATAGAAGTTCATTTCAAAAACCTGCATATTACCACTAGTTGCAGTACCCCAAGCAAATAAGTTACCAGTAACATAACTACCAGTACGCATAGCAGGTTCAGTAACATTCATATAATCATCAAAGTTTTCCATCGTAGAAACCTCTTCAGTCTTAACACTAACAGCATCCTTACCAATAGCACAATCAGGATTATTATTAGCAGAAGCACTAAACAAAGCACTATTCCAAGACTTAGGACTAATATCTCCATTAGGAAGTTTAAATCCTAAAGTAAAGTTCTCAGCAGCACGAGAAAGTATTCCTCTTTTAAAGAATGTATTATTCTCATAAAAATAAAGATTTCTAATACTAAAATCAGTAAGACCTCCACGCTTAGTAAGATACTTTGAATCAGCAGCTACATGAATACAAACTTTATTAGGTTGAAGATTAATCTTATTAGCACTATGAGCAGACATAATATAAGAGAAACCTCCACGACGAGTTTTATCTATAAGAAGATGAAAACCATTAAGTTCACAAAACTCTATAATAGCAAACGTCCAAAACTGTGCATCTATAAACTTAGGAAAGTCTTGTTTCTTCTTAGCAACAGAACCTTTATCTGTATGTATAATAGTCTTTTCATCCAACTGTTCAATAACAGTATAATTAAGATAATTATACATATCTCCACTAATATGAAGATTTTGAACTTTACCTTCACGCATAAAACAAGGAGCATCAAATCCATGGCTTCTTCGATATTCTTCTCTTTTACGAAGTTGTCTATGAGGAATACTATCTTCTTTATATAATGTATATTTACCACCATTAATATGGTATATATTAGCCATTTCGGTAAGAAGATTAGTATTTACAAATTTATCTCCTATACGTATATCAAGAAGAAAGCCACCACTTTCTCCTATCATAAAGAAATCATTAGGGTCTTTATAACCAGCATCTTTAGCTCGTCTATATTGACCTTGGTTTTCTTTCTGATATTGAAGAAAAGGGTAGCTTTCAATATACTTTTCTACAGTCTTATCATCACTCATTTCAATAGACTTAAAATTAGTAACACAATAGCAACACCAGTACCACAATAAGCAATATTACGTTGCTTCTTTATTTTCTTACATGACCTATCCAATAATATATATCTTTGTCTAGCTTGTTCTGCAAGAACACTATCATTGACAATAATTTGTCGAAGATTCTTATTAATATCTTTTTCATAACTTAATTCTATTAATTTTGTATTAGCTTTACGAAGGTCATCAATAGCAACTTTAATACTATCATGTTCTAGCCCCCCCGTAAAAGGTATGTAAACTTTACTTGATGAGTTGATAGAACAACTTAATAGTACTATCATTATCAAGAGCTTTAACTTCAATAACTTTTGCATTTTTAATACTATCTAAATTATCAACTTTAATTCTTAGACTATCATTATGTTTTTGTAGTTCAATATTTTGTTCAATAATATTGTTATTTTTAGTATGATAATATTTTCCAATAACCATAGAGCAACAAATAACAAATGTAAGAACAAGAACTACTACAAAACCTTTACTATCTTCATTACTAAAACTATCCATTACTTAAATATTTACTAAAAGGTTTATAACTATGAAGACTATTAATAATTTCTTTATCAATATCTTCTTGAATTTGAGAAGGACATATAAAACAGACATTCTCTTCAGGAATAACAGTTTTAAAACCTATTGGTGTAGGAAAAGTATCTATACCATTATCTTTAGAACAAATATCACGTATAGCTTTTTCTAAATCTTTTATAGTAAAAGTACCTTGAACTACACCATCAACAAGAATACAAGCCATCACAAATCCTCTTCATTAATTAAAGTATAAGTAAATAGTTTACCATATCCTTGACTAATTTGTCTATGAGCAAGTTTCATAAGAGTATCAAAATCTTCTTTATTAGCAAGAACTTGACAACCAGCAGACCAATTATCAACTTGAGTAGAATGTCTTCCAGCTTTATGAATATTGATACCAAATGTACCTTCTTCTATAGTCTTTGGATTAAAATCATAAACAGCATTTTTATTATTATCTCTATAAACTTTTACTGGTTTATATTGAACAATAGCTTCATACTTACCTTTATGATAACCAAGTTTCCAAGCAGAACGATATTGACCAGGAACAAGTATAGCACAACCTTTATAACTTACAGGTTTAGTCATACTAGTAATACCAGGGTCAGTAGTAGCAGCAAATATATTTCTAGATTTGATACCATACATATCAATATATTCTACTACAATAACATCATCAAATTTATTAGTAACATTATTACCAGAATTTCTAATACCAATAATGTTAAGATTATACTTACCTTTAGTAAAATAGGCATATCCTTTATTGATGAGTATTTTGCTGAAATCAGCTTTACTTGCTTTATTAAATAATTTTTTATTCATATCTTATTGTTTTAATACACCAAATACATAAAATATTCCATCTTCTGGAATACCTTTACAAACATATTTAATATTATCGATTTCTTCAACATGAAGAACTCTAGTATTAATTCGTCTTCGTCTTGTCATACTTCATTTATTTCTTTACAAGGAATAAGAGTAATAGTTACTCCATTTTCCAAATAATAATCATCCATAACAACACCATTAGGTGTAACGTATCTAGTTTTACATTCTACCATTGTATTTGAGTTTGTTTATTAAGAAGTCCTTTACTATTAAGATAAATTCTTCTATCTTGAAACATAGCATCTATTTCATTACGAATATAATTAATATGATACCAAGTAACAACTTCTTTACCATTCTTATCTATTTCATACATTCCTCGTTTGTCACGTAATGGCATACCATATTGATTTTTAATAAAAGGTGTTTGTATGTGACAAAGACCTAAACCATAACATGGAATATTAAGTATCATTTCTACCATACGAGCATAAGTTGAAAGCTGTATTGTATAATGATTACCATTACAATTCTCTAAATGACCAAAAGGAGGAAGCATCATTTCGTGAGTATTACACCATTCACTAGTTAATTGAACCGGTTTAGCTTTCTTATCTTTACGATAAAATCCACTAGTAAAATGAAGACCATCTTTATTAGTTTTCCAATCAAGAATAACAAATCTATCAGGTCTTATACAAAGAACATCTATAGTACCACTAAGAAGAAGTTCTGGAACAAAACTTCCAATCTCAGAATAAATAGTATATCCTCTATCAATATAATATTGAAACACACTATAAATCTCAGGATATTTATTATTAGTAGCTTCTTTAAATTGTTCTATATCTAGAGGATGAGCTTGAAGATTTGGAATATCAGCAACAGTTATACATCTACCAGTTTTAACTTCTGTAAGATACTGAATAGCATCTTTAAACATACTACTTCCTTTAATTCCATCTTCAAGACCATTATGTGTAGCAGTACCACGTTCACAAGCTTCTTTTGTAATAGCAGCCCATTCTTCTTTGATACGCTTTTCACTAATACCACGTTCTTTAGCTTTCTTACGTGCCCAATAGTCTGCATTAAACTTTGGACAGTAGTTTTCAATATTAGTTGTAACACTAAGATATTCATTTCCTAAAGTGTCAGTATACTTATGACCTTCTTCTTGGAAATATAGAAAATTATTGTTATAATTACTATTCATATCTTTTAAGTTTAAACTTTAATAAGCACTAGCATCCATACTTGACGATACAGCCATTCCACCTCTTGCAGTCTCAGTTTCCTTTTCATACATAAGATTTTCTTTAGCTTCATCAAGTGATTTAAGAATCTTAGGCAAGTCAGAAGCCTTAGCACTAACTTGATTAATCAAACCCATTATGTCACTAACGTTTTCAACAGTTAGATTAGCTTTATCTCTAAGCTTTTCATTAAGTAACATATTTATAGCATCAATAGCTATATTTACATTATGAAGAGTTTTAAGAAGATTCTCAACTACTCTACCAGCTTCTCCAATATTAGCAGCATAATATCTACTTATTATTTTTCTAACAAGTTGATTAGGGATATAGTTAGCTGGCAATCCAGCTTGCTCAATAGCCATTTTAAGTGCTTCACCATCGCTAAGACCACTTTGTTTTGCAGGAGACTTTGGGTCTCCCATATAATAAATAACTATACAGTCTTTTATGTACTGTGATTTATCTTTACTTTTATCTTGTTGATAAAGTGTACGAATATCTTTATCCATTAATTGACGAACATCTGGAGCTTTAGGCATTCCATTATCGTCAATAACAATCATGTTATCTATAATTAAATCTGTTCTTCGCATGGCGGTGAATATCTTAAATGAGCTATACCATGAAACATTATATCAGCTTTTACTTCTCCTATTGTATCAACATAGTTCCAATATTGTCTTCTATTATGACTAACAACACGAGCAATTTCAAGTTTATATACTTTGTTATATTTATAACGTTTACTTTCGTCAGCAAACAAAGCATGTTTAAAAGCTATATAATGTTCTTTATCTAACACTTCTCTAGCATCATTAAGAGCTTCTTTATTTTCTCTAGCAATAGCTGCTGTAAGTCGTTCTTTAATTTTTCCTATATAAGGAATACCAGCAGTATCACCAGCAGAAACGTACTTTTGACAAGACAACTCTAATGACGTTATTATCTCATAAGCTATTTCTTTATCTATAATATTGTCATCAATAGTTTTAAGAATATCGTTTTTATTAACTATTGTAACATCATATCCACCCATTGCAGGAAACTTGCGAACTTCTAATTCATCATTCATTGTATTATTATTAATTTTATAAATGTAATCGGTATCGCTTCGGGGACTTGCGTCCCCTCCGCTATCGCTCTAGCCCCCCCGTAAAAGGAGTATATAGTTCATTCATAACTTACTCTAGTGTACCTCCTGGTACTAAATACATAGCTTCTTTACTTTCATCTTTAGTCATACTACCATGAATAAAAGCAGTAGCTACAACTTTAAAATCTACAAAATAAGTAGGAGTCATAACTCCGATAAGTTTCTTATTCAAATCAGGATTTGTCTCTGCAAGTTCAAGAAGTTTACTAGGAGTAAGATTATTATTAACTACTCTTACAGTGTGACCAAGAGCAATATCAGTAGGAGCAATAATAATAGTATCACCAAGTTTAATATTGTCATAAAAACCAGTATTACTATTACCTTTAATAAACATTGCTACTGCACCAACATTAGTGTTTTTATTCTGTCTTACACTACTTACAATTTCGATAGGACGAACCTTATACAAAATAGCAATAAGAGCATAATCTGGAGCTACATGAATATGCTGAGTAATCTTATTAAGATAATCAACATTGATTTCACTAAGCGTAGTTGGCAAACTAAGGAGATAATCTCCACCACGATAATTAACTTGTAAATTAACCATAACTTTAATATTTTAATTAATAACTAGATTATATACATCTTTTTCAAGTTATATAATATTTAAATAAACTGATTGAGGAACAACTAATGAAACTGGTGTTCAAAAGGGTGCTCGAAAATCTGCTGCAAATATAGCTATAAATAATGAAGATAAACTATTATTGAAGTTTAATTTAATAAAATTAACTTATATTGGTACTAAAGCTTTATATGTTCAATACCTTTTACGGGGCGGCTAGATTAGCTTTATGATTTAACCCCTCTTCTACTATAGTCTTTAACACTGATAACTTTACGATTCTTATCGTCAGTATTTCTTTTATCTATAGTTTGAGGAATCTTTAGAAAATCTTCAAATTCTAAAGCAGAAAATTCACTAATCTTAGCACCTTTAGTATTATTAAATTCTCTACAAGTAACATCAACTTGTTTATTCCAATTTTCTATATTGATATTTCTAACAACTAGAGGATTTAATAAATACCAATTTCTATTTGGTTTAATTACATTATCTACATCTATAATATCTTGCCATCTATACATACAATTATTATTTATAAGAACTTTAATAGAGTTTCTTACAACTCTAATATCTTTAAGTCCTAAAACTTTTGCAAGACCTTTGCTTTCAAGTTCTACACTAGTTTGATTAGTACCTAAAGTAGCAGCAACATATTCAAGTATTTGCTTAGCATACTCATCCTTTATATTAAATGCCACTAAAGGATTATAATAATTTGGCTGACCTTTGAATATTTCATATTCAGCAGTTACTTTACCATTAGGTATTTCTTTAACCTTTACTTTAAATTCAATCATACGTTGCATTACTTTGTTGTTAAACTTAATTTTCATAATCTGCATTTTTAGTAAATATAATATTTTATTTATTTTCTGCAAAGATACATAAAAACGCACATTTTATTTCTAAAATGTGCGTTAAAAATACTAATTTACTCAGAAAAATGCAGATAACTAATTGATTATCAACTAGTTATGAAGGTCATTATATAATATATAGTATTATTAATGTTATACCTTCGACTGCAAAGATAATAAAAAGTTGTGATACTTACAAAGGTTTTGAAGAAAAAGTTGCGTATATTGCAATTTTTTGATGTAATATAGACTAAAAAGTTGCACGTACAGCAATAAAATGGTAATATAGACGATATGGTTAATAGAAATAAAGTATTAATATAAAACCGTATAATACAATAAAGAATAAATAAATACAAAATCAAAATAAAAATAACAATAAAATTAAAGGTAAAAGAAAAAAGAAAATATAAGAAGTAGAGATAATAGTAATTTGTTTGATGATAAAGAAAAAGATAAGCAAGTTAAGGTAGGGATATATATTGTATAGTAAATAATTGTGAGGGAGGGAGTATTACTAGCAACCCCCGCCATTAAGATAACGAATTGAACTCCCCCGTCAAGGAGCTAAAGGAAAGCATGCTTCTCTCAATCAAGAAAAAACAAGAACAATTCATCAAGAAAAAAACAAGACTTGGCAGGAGAAGGACTTCTGCTGTTGGTCGTGTACCAACTGATTATAATTATTTAATTCTTTTATATTATGATTAAAGTAAATGCTATTGTTACAAGTGTTCGTGCGTATGATGTTAATGGTACAATTACTATCAAACTTGGCACTAATGCTAAATTTGATGGCTTTGTTCGTCACGTTGATAACGTAACTGGTGTTATTAGCTTTGAACGAGCTACCACTGACAGTATTGTAATGACTGTTAGTCAGCTCCTTCACTTTGTGAATGATAACTCACCATTGTATGCTTATCTATTTGCTGGTATTGCTCCAATTAATATCAGTCAAAAAGGTTGGCGTGATTTGTTCCTCGGAGCAAAGATTACATTTACAAGAGTGTTCGAGCCTGCTGGCACAGAATATGTAGATGCCAATGGAGAACACAAAGTGACAAATGGAGACCGTTTTGCTACTGCAATCGAGGTTATTGAGCCTTGTGAACTAAATCAAGCAGTTATCTTTGAGAATGAAAAGACTCCTCAAATGATTCTTGCTGCGGTTAATGCTGCAAAAAATGTTCAGCCTGTGATTACAGATGATACAGCTACTTCACCTGATGATGAGAAGACTGCTGATGATACAGCTACTTCACCTGATGATGAGAAGACTGCTGATGATAAAGCTGCTGAAGCTGAGTAATGTTTAACATGGAGTAGAGCTTAGTGCTCTACTCCTTTTAAAATGAAGTTATTATGTTAGTATTCGTGTCTGTTAATGAGTTTAGGAATTTAGCGCAATTACCATGCGCTAAAATAGTTGAGCACTATGATGATGCTGCTCCTGTTGTAGAACTTGGCAACAATAGACGTTATGTTTCTTTAGATATTAATCTAAAGTGTATGGATAAACGTAATGAAATGAGATGTTTCACTCATAAAGATATTTTAAAGGATTGGTTTGATGTTAATATACCAAACGATAGAATTTATAGTGATTATAATGAACATTAAATTCATCTTGAAATCTTGCTAGAGTAGTTGATTGCTACTCTAGCAAGATTCTTCCTCTTGCAACTCATCAAGAAAGAAATGAGAGTACTCATCAAGAAAATAACAAGACTTGGTCATCAAGAAAAAAACAAGACCCGACAGTGAAAAGTTAGTGAAGTTCCTTATAAGACTTTTAAGACTTTTCTTATTATTAATTTAATTATAGGAGAACTATATTATGAATAATTATTTAGCAATGAATATTTGTGAAGCTATTATGCCTATAAAGGATGATAGTGTTAATGTTACTATTGTTACAAATAGTGGTAATGTTTATAATAATGTTGAAGTAAATGATTTTGATACAAAAGGTGTATATTTTAGTAATGATAAATATGCACTTTATGTTGCTTATGATAAGATTGTTGAAATCAACGTTAGAAATGTACCTGAGTAAGTATTAAAACTGCTCATTATTTATTTGTTAATTTAAAATAGGAGAACTATATTATGGCTAAATTTAAGATTAGACCTTATGATGATTATGAGGCTTGGGATACTGCTGAAACTATTGAAGAAGCAAGAGATAAAAGAAGTAAACTTGCTATGTCTTTCTTTAGTAGAGCTGTTGTAATTGTTGACGAAAATGAAAATGAAGTTGAATGATATTGATTATGAGGATATTTATGATAATATTAATGATTATGAATATCCTTATAATTATATTAATCATAGTGATTTGGTGTAACATTAAGAATTACACGCGCACACGTATACGCATACGCACGCATATTTATATATAAATAAATATATAATATAATAACGCAGTTATTATATATTTATTATATATATAAATTAAGCCGAAAGTTGAGTGAAACGAGACTTGAGCCATTGTTGTACCAATAAGAGTTAATAATTAAACAAATAAAGATATGAATAAACAATTAGTTCAAGAAATAATTAACGCAGGTAATAAAGCTATGGATAGTGTACCTGTGAAGTATACTGTTGATAGCAAATATAATCGTTATTATGGTTATAATGGACTTTATTATGATGATAATCATGTAGAGTTTGTTGATGAGTATGACGATGAGATAAATTTATCTTATGAAGATATTATTGGTATTAGAGTAGGTATTGATTAAAGAGTTTGTTATAAAGTTGAAGTGAATGGAAGTATGTGTAGAAGAGTTGCTCTAACTATTCCTACAACAATTCCTTATTCTCACCTTCCTTTCACTTTAACCTTATTATTAATCACATTACTCTTCCAACTATTATTACTGTTGCTCCTCCGACTTATCTAATCATTTATTTTATCTCCTTTATCTCTGGTTTACAAGACTTTAAGTCCAATTCTTACTTTCTTGACCTGATTTACTGGATATTACTATACTTGATTTAATAAGTCCTCATTTACTGAATGTTTAACTTTTAAACTTATTAATGTTATGCTTTGGAAACAAAATACAATAGGTATCACTAAAAGTGATATTCTTTCGCTTATTAATATAGTAAAGCGTGTTCATGCTATTAATAATGATAATAATCTCAATGATACTGATAAATTTAGAGAAGTATTTGCTACTCTTGAAGACTATCCTGTTGTTGATGATTGTGATATTATCAATGATAATTTAATTGATATTGACGATAATGATGATATAAATATTAAACTTATAGAAGAACTATGAACGTAGATTTAATTAAATACATAATGAAGATAATAGCAGTACCAATGCTGTTCTTATCTTTAATACTTATAAGTCATGGTGCTGATGACCATATAAGTTTTATAAATGTAATTGGGATTGTACTACTTTTTATAAGTGGTATTGTTATAGTTAATAACGTTGATAAAGATGAATAAAGACTTCCCATTTCCAAAATAAAGTTCTGTTTTACTAGTACGGTCTGTGAAGATAGTACTAGTTTATTTAATTAATTAATTTATTTGATTATGGAAAAGAAAACAGAAAATAAACTATTGCTTATACTTATTATTTTATTATTAAGTATATTTAGTTATATTATTTATCTTAATGGAATATTAGTATATGATGAAAATAATATTAATTATAATAATCATAATATTAATATGGTAGAACCAGATAATAGTTCTAGCCGCCCCGTAAAAGGTATGAAATATAAAGATTCAATAGATTCTTTAGCATTTAGTAAACATATTGATTTATCTAATATAGATGGAGATAATTTCTATAGTAGAGAAATAAACGAAAGTTTAACTAGTGGTAAAGTATATAAATAAATTATTCGTATTAATTAACATTATAAACATTTTAAATTAAAGAATTATGGATTCAAAGAAAGTTATTAGTGAGTTAGTAAACAATGGTGCAAATAACGTAGTAAAGGATGTTACTATTCGTAATATTAATACTACTGAAATGACTAACTATGCAAGAGTTGCAATTACTCTTGACAAACCTGTTAAGGGTTATGTAGCTAATCCTAACCTTGGTAAGACTCCTGGTAAGGATGGTGTTCCAGCTGATGCAGATGTCACAAGTGAGTATGTAATTGGTCTTGTAAATGTTATCTTTGTAAGTAACTTTAGTTTGATTGCTACTCTTCGTGAAATTCCAGATGTAGCATTTGCTGGTAATGCGCTTCTTGAATCGCCTAAGAGAATTGGTGTGATTCTTAGTGGTGCAACTATTAATATTGTTCAGGAAGCTGTTGCTGAAGGACAAGAGTATCGTAATCCATTTAGTGATAATGCTACTCCAACTGTTGTTAAGCATGATTCTTATTATAATCATGTATTTGATATTCGTCTTGGAGAGTTTGGCAAACAGATGGTATTCGAGTTGGCTAAACATATCATGTTTGACTAATCTTTATAAGTAGTAGTGCTAGAAATAGTGCTACTACTATTTATTAATTAATTAAATAAGGAGAACTTATTATGTGTGTAACAAAATATTATTTTATTAGTAATAGAGTTAAAGAACGTAGAGATGGTTCTTTAATGATTAGTACAAGTATGGGTCTTAATCATGCTAGAAAGCTAGCTAAGAAGCGTTTTCAAATGTATGGTTATAAGGGTAAACTTATTAATATTTATCCTTTTAGTGTTAGTAACAGTAAACCTATCGCAATATAAGTTAAAGAATATTGGAATATTAATCAAATTCATTATCTTTGCAGCAAATATTAATAAATAAACTATTAAGTGTTATGACAGATAATGAATTTGATTTAAATGCCCAAGAAGTTGATGCCTTTTGTATAAACCATGATATTGATGATTATGATTTATATGGAGAAATAAAAGCTGAGGACGGTGATGGTTCTGGCTTTGGCGATGATATTGACTTTGATTATTAATTTTAAACATAAGAGAATTATGAAAGAAAAAGAATTAAGTTCTGCTGATAAGTGTCGTAGAACTAAACTCCGTAAAAAGAGTGTCGATGAATTAGTTGAAATTATTCTTCGTAAAGACGATGTTGAACGTAGACTTAATAAGTCTGTTGATACATTCAAGAAACTTCAAGTTACTAATGAAAAGAGAATTGAAATTCTTAAAGATTCTCTTGATAAGAGTGAGGAGATTCAAAGTAATCAAGAAAAAACTATTGCTGCTCTTAATGCAACAATAGATAATAAAGATAAGCATATCGCTACTCTTGAAGAGCACAATAAAGCTCTTTATGGTAGAATTGATGCTCTTGAGAAAACTATTAGAGTACGCAATAAAGAAGCACGTATATTATTTGCTACTATTGTTGCTCTTATTTTAAGTAATATTATTCTGTTCTTTATATAATATTGCTATGGTTATGTAGTAGATATTTCACTAAAAGAAGAACTTATAAGTGTATAAGTTATTTTTCCATATTTTTGATTTTAATGGATTCCTAACCACTATTACTTGTGAAAGTAGTAGTGGTTTTTTAATATTTAATACTTATAATTATGAATGAAAATACTATAACTGGTATTGTAATTGCCGGTGACATATATAATGTTATAGATAATGGTGTTAAGTGTACTCAATGTGCTGTAAAAGACCTTTGTCTTAAAGGTAAATTGGGTACTAAAGTACAATTTGATTGTGCTAGTGTTCATCTTGAAAAAGCAAGTTAATTATGAATAAATATAGAACTAAATTTCCTGATGCTCCAAGTACTATTACTCTTAGTGATGATGTACTTGATGATATTTATTCTGATATGCAGGCTGACCAGACAATTATGCTTGAACAGTCCGGTATTTATGAGTAAATTCGATTTTTGCGTATTTTCCTAGGTTTCACAGCTCTCAATTAATTTAGCTGATAAATTTATCGGCAAATTAATTTGAGGGCTTTATATTGCAAAATAAAATATTAAATAAAATGATAATTGTAACTCAAGCTCAACTTAGGAATAAAGACATTGAAGCTATAATACTTTTACGTAATGAAATTAAAGCTAGTTTTAATACTAATGCTATTGATTATTTTACTATAAGTGCTGTAGCTGAAATTCTATATAATAAATTTAAGCATAAGAAACATGATATAATATATCATACAAATGTTTCTTATGACGGTATTAATAAACCATTTAAAATAAGAATTAATTATGTCATTAAAGAAAAAGAGAAAAGATGATAATCATAAAGAATTTGCTATTGGTACTAAAATTGAATACAATGGTAAATTATATGAAGTAGTAGAAGAGTTATTTTGTGATAATTGTTCTATTGCTAATATTTGTAATAATGCCGAATTTACTAATATCAAAAAATCTGATAACCTTTTATCTAGAGAACAAAGATATAGTATATTTGGTGAATGCTCAAATTACAATAGAGCTGATGGTGCATCTGTGGTATTTAAAGAAGTTCCTAAAGATGATTCTAAATATGAATATTATAAGATTTCACCTTTATGGGCATATAATAATCCTGTTCAATTAAGACCTATAGAACTTGTTTTACCTAATGGTCATGAAATTGACATAGAATCTAGTGATTTATCTAAAGGTATTATTCGTTTTAAACGTAAATGGTTAAGTCTTGAACAGATGTATAATATGGCTAAAGCAACTAATTATCATACTTATCTTAGTGAAATTAAAGACTCTACAGATGATAAATCATGTACTGTTAGAAATAAATTAATTGCTTTAGCTAATCTTATGGATATTGCTAGATATTTTAATGGTGATTGGGAATATGATGTTACTAAAGAAGTTGTAGGTTATTCTATTGCTTATTATAAATTTGTAGAAGAACCACATTATTCAGTTTGTAAACTTGATATTTCTGTTTATACATATTATGGTAGTCCAGTATTTAAAAATGAAGCTGATGCACAGTATGTAATAGATAATCCTAATTTTAAAGAAGTTCTTAATAATATATTTAAAGTATGAGTTTGTATAAATATAATATAACTGTTAAAGTTGATGATGAAGATGATAAGTATAATGAAATGACTATAAGACTTGGTATTAAAACTGCTATTCAACGTCATTTACGTTTTGCTAGTCTTCATCATAATAGTAATGTTAACATAGAAAGAGATTTTAAAGTATAAAATTATGGGCGACGAAGATTTATATGTAGGTGATGTTAGAAACTATTATAATACACAACGTATAATAGTTAGAGCTGATGAACATCCAGGTTTAATTTGTAGTAGTAATGTTCCTGATGGTAAAACTCAACGTAGAGAACGTAGAGCTAAAGCTATTAGAAGAAGAAAGGGCAGACTATGATACGACGTAAAGGTTATGTTATTCCTTATAACTTTCCTCTTAATACTCGTAGAGGTTTTAAAGTTATTTATTATCTTATGAGACTAACTCAATCTGATATGATTAAAGTAATAACTGCTATAATCTGTGTTAGACGTAGTGCTATAGATGAAACTATAGATAAATGTAATAATTTAAGTAATGAGAATAATTACATAATGTCATACCTTTTACGGGGTGGATATATTGGCTAATAATTTAAGTTCTGCTAAGTGTAGTAATACGGCTTATGGTGCGAAACCAAGCAGAACTTCCATTGAATGTAGTGTTCAAGTAGATGATTTATTTATTAATTAAACTTTTTGTAAAATGGCAAAGAAACATGATGAAAGAAAGGATTTAAAGTGTGTATCCCGTATTGCTGAAATTAATGGTAATCATATCATTGTTCCAACAAATACTGTAATTGGTATTCACATGTGGGGTAGAATTGATTTTCTAGTTCATTATTGTGGTTATATTCTTAATCACAGTAGAACTGTTAAAGCTTCTAATCTTAAATTTGAAGATGCTGCTGTTAGCGCAAGAGAAGCTAAGAAAATCAAGAAGGAACATAAACTTTCTAACAAAAAGAAGTAATGGTTACAGATTTCAGTAAATTAAAAGTTAACCTTAATTTCAAGATTAAGGTTAAACATAAGACTAGAGCACCTGCTCTTAAACAAGATAAAGTCTTGACTAAACGTATAGAGACTAAATGTCGGTATGATAACGGAAAGTTTTATGTTGTTATTCCTAATTATGTATATAAACATAAACTTAAAAGTGGTGTAGATATAACTGATATAGGAACTAATGATATAACTTTAGAGTTTACTCCTGAATCATTTGATTTACATGAAGCTGATAGAGTGTTTACTATATGTGGTCAAGATAATGGTAAATATACATGTTTGATAAGAAACGAAACTGATAGATTATTTAAGAAACTAAATAAAGAACAATATGTTCCATTTTGTAGGAACTGGACTATAATTGTTAGAATTGTTCGACGTGTAGGAGTATTATATGCTGATTTTCGTTCTTTGAAATCACATAATTTATATTATAATTTAAAACAAGATAATGAGGATGAATAAATGCACAATGAAGATACGTTAGTTGGAGGTCCTTTGAATAGGACTGATAAAAATAGAGCTGAAATTGCTGGTCTTACAAAAGACCAGCAAAAAGCTTATCAAGGGCTTATTGAATTTATCAATAAGCCTTTTAATCGTAATGATTTTAAGCGTGCTCTAGTTGGTGCAGGTGGTGTTGGAAAAACATTCCTTTTAAAAACTATTTTAAAGAATTGTAATATTAGTTTTTCACAAATTGGTGTAAGTGCTCCAAGTCATAAAGCTTGTAGAGTAATACGTGATTCTCTTGCAGGATTACCAGTTAATGTTAATACTATTCAATCAGACTATGGAATGAGACCTGATTATAATATTGACAAATTCAACGAACGAGATATTCAATTCAGTCGTCAAGGTAGAATAAAAGTTGAAGATTATAATCTTTATGTAGTTGATGAAGCTTCTATGATTAATAAAGCTTTGTTTAATTATATGTGTAAAGCATTGGTTAATAATTGTTGTAAACTTCTACTACTTGGTGACGTAGACCAAGTGCCTCCTGTAAATGAACTTGAACCTTCTGCTTTTAAGAATGTTACAACTTATAGATTAACTCAAATTGTAAGACAAGATGAAGATAATCCTATAAGAAAAATTTGTAGCATGCTTAGAAACGATGTAGAACATAATACTTTTACGTTTCTTAATTATATAAGTACACATAAAAGTGAATTTGATTCTACAATGACTAAAGGTTTTATGGTTTGTAATAGTGCTGAATTTCAACATCAAGTTGAACTTCAGTTCAGTGATGAAGCAATAACTAAAAATACAGATTATGTCAAAGTTATAGCTTATACTAATATAGCTGTTTCTGCTTGGAATAAGTTTATTAGAGAAGCTATAATTAAAGATAGTGAAAAATCTGTTATTACAAAAAATGATTTAATTACTTCTTATATAACTCTTGTAAATGAATTTAAAGAGACTATTATAAGAAATAGTGAAGATTATATTGTAAGAGATATTGCTAATTATACTCATCCTAAGTACGATATTAAGGGTTTTATGGTTAAGTTTCAAGCTGTTCATGGTGGACAAGTTACTTCTCCTTTGTTTGTTCTAGACCATAGAGATAGATATTCTATTAAGAAATATTGTCAGCTATGTAATGACTTAATAGAACAAGCTAAAAATGCACCTAAACAACAACGTGCTGCTAAATGGAAGAAGTACTTTGAATTTCGTGAAAGTTGTTTGATACTAATCAATATAGCAAAAGCTGATGGAACAGTACTTCATTATCGTAATTTAGATTATGGTTTCTCGTTAACGAGCCACAAATCACAAGGGTCAACATATAATGTTAGTATGGTTGATATTAATGATATTGTATACGATAAAAACGGTCATCCTTACAATAATGCAAAAGATATTAATCGACGACTTTATGTTGCAGTCAGTAGAGCTAAAGAAAAAGTAATTTTAAGATATGGATGAAGTTAATTTAAATCCTTTAGATTATAGAAAATTTCTTAAAGGAATAGAAGATTGTAAAGAACAAATTAAATATTACGAAAATGTAATAGCTGATGTAGTTCTTAGAAATTCTAACCTTGAAGTTAATGATTCTGTAAAGCTTGAGAATAAAGGTGGAATTAATAAACTTTATGGTGTTGTAGTTGGTGCTAAAGCAGTTATTAAAGCTGATAATGAAGTTCATAAACTTATAACTATAATACCTGAGAATGTTAACACACCTTTCGATTTCGACCTGGCAGAATGGTCAATTACTCTACGTGTACGCTAGCGAAATTCGCATAATGCGTATTTATTTGTGATTTAAGCCCTTTATGGGTATGGCATGATTAATCATAAAGCCGCCCCGTAAAAGGTATGTAAATTAGAATTTAAAATATTAAATAAACTATGTGTAATGTGTATAATAAACCTTCTTTTAGTGAACGTGTTCAATGTTACATTATTAGAAAAGAAGAAATAGAAGTTGAATATAAGAGTAAAATGAAAGCTCTTAATGAAGAAGCAAGTGCTGATATTATTGCTAATTGCCCAATCAAAGTTGGTGATGTCTATGTAACTGAATCTAATAACGCTTGGGGTCTTAAACGTCAGTATTATAAAGTTGCTAAACTTAATGTTGATGTTGATGGTACAGTTACTGCTTATGGTTATAAACGTAAATTAGATAAAACTTGGGGTAAACGTGATAATAATTTCATGTTTATAGCTTCTATGTATAATGATTATAATGTTGAACATTATACTAAAGTAGAAAATTATGTTGAACCTACTAAAGATTAATTAATTAATTAATTATGAAAAAGTGATTAATTTTAGATACTAAGTAATTATGATTCCTAAAGTATGTGAAGGTTGTCCTTTAGGTATGTTTAATACTAAGTGTAAATGTCTTAGTGGTGTTGGTAATCCAATGTCTGGTATGATTATTGTTGTACCAAATGTTGATTACAATGCTTATAAGAATAGAGGAATGACATTTAGTAAGTATGTTGAGATAATAAATGAGGTTATTACACCTTTTACGGGGGGGCTAGAGCAACTAGTCCCCTTTATTGTTCCACTTATTCGTTGTAAGCTTGATGATAAATGTCCTATAAACGAAAGTATAGTTCGTAGATGTATGCTACATACATTTGCTGATATAAGAATAAATAATATTAAAAAGATAATGGTTCTCGGTAGAGCTGCTACTGATTTTGGTTTTGATATTACTAAAGGTAAAGATAAACTATATCATGTTGCTCCTTTTGTTTATAGTACAAATTACTCTCCTTTTATTAAATTCATAGATGATAGTAAATACAAAGAATTTTGTAATCGTCTAATTAAATGGATTAGTGCTAATAAAGATAATAATTATAATGGAATGGAAATAGTTAATATATTAAATGATACATAGTTTATGTGTGGACTTGGAAGTCTTTGAGAATATGATTTCGTTTACTTTTGTAGATTTAAAAGATTATCTTAATAAATTTGCAGATTGTAAAGGTGCTCTTACTGATAGTTTAACAGTTGAAGAAATAACATCTAGACTTGATAAAGTTAAAAGCTGGATATTTTATGTTAGTGATACAGATGATTCTCAAATGTTGAGTATTATAGATTTCTTTGAAAAAATGAGACCTGTAGAACATGAAGATGGTTCTGTTGACAGATATGATTTATATGGTTATAACAATCAAGGATATGATGATATATTGATTAAAGCATTTCTAATGTATTGGAATCGTTTTGATAATACAAAACAACTTTGTTCGTTTCTTAAAGAAGTGAATGATAAAATTATGTCATTACAAGATGATAAAGATGCTTTATGGCAAGATAAACTGTTAAATCTTATTCGTAAGTATAGAGTTCATTATGTAACTGTAGATTTGTTTAAGATATTTGCTCTTAATTCTGCTGGAGTGAATATAGATAAAGACACTGGTGAACGTAAGAAGTATGGTAAAAGTTTAAAACAAGTTAGTATTAATCTTAAATGGTATAATCTTCTTGATTTTAAACTTCCTCCTATTGATGATGAAGAAGGTGATATATATAGAAAAAGAGATGCTTATAGAGGTATGACTAATGAACAATTAAATCATTTGATTACTGCTGATTTTAATAGGTATCTTCTTCCTAAGTATGTTGAACCTATGTTACATTATAATAAGAATGATGTATTTCTTTGTTGTGAAATGGTAAGACAAAAGCCTGATGAAGTTATACTTAGATATAGTCTTGGTCACGCTTATAGAATAAACTTCTTATGTAGTGCTAGAAGTAATATTGCAGATAAACTATTAAATAAGTTTTATGCTGAACGTAGTGGTTTGCATGAAGATGCTTTTAAAAATCTTCGTACACAAAGAACTGCTCTTAGTTTTAATAAAATAATATTTCCTCATATTAAGTTTAAGACTAAACAACTTCAAGATTTACTTGAAGAAATGAAGAACGTTGTTATATATAGAACTAATAAAGATAGTTTTGTACGTGAAATAGAATTTTATGGCACAACGTATACTCTAGCAACTGGTGGTATTCATACTCAAGACAAGCCTGTAATACTTAAAAGTACTGATAAATATGTTTATGTTCATCACGATTACACATCATATTATCCAAGTATAATGATAAGTTATGAAGTAGTACCTGCACATCTTAATCGTAAGGTGTTTGCAAAAATGGTAGATTACTTTAAACAAACTCGTGTTAAATGTAAACATACAGACGATAAAGATGGTTTTGTAGTACCAGGAGTTCATAATAAACTTGCAGCAGAAGCATTGAAGATTGTAATCAATGCTATTTACGGAAAGTATGGCTATGAAAATTTCTGGCTTTATGATAGACTTGCACAAATGAGAGTTACAATTAATGGTCAGTTAATGACAATGACTCTTTGTGAATCTCTTGAATTAGCAGGAATACATGTAGTTAGTGCAAATACTGATGGTATCGTTATAAAACTTCCTTATGACAAAGTTGATGTTTATAATCAAATTTGTAAAGAATGGAATGAAACTAATAAGATGTCTGCTGATGATGAACATTACAAGATGCTTGTTAGCTTAAATGTGAATAACTATTTTGATATTCAAAGTAACGATAAAATTGAGTATAAAGGAGCACTAGACCCAAAACAGTATATCAAAGACCTTAAAAAAGGATATGATATGCCAGTTGTAGCTACTGCTGTATTTGAGTATTTTGCTCATGGTAAATCTGTAATGGAAACGCTTCGTAATCATAAAGATATTCTTGATTTCTGTAAAACTCAAAATGTAGGTAGACAATTTGAAGTTGTTTATCAAAAAGTAGTTGACGGAAAAGTAGTAGATATACATAGTCAACGTCATGTTAGATTTTATGTTTCTACTAAAGGAGTTGTGATTATGAAAGAACACGTAACTACTGGTGCTCGTAGTGTTTTAGCTAGTGGAAAACCAGTACAAATTCTTAATTTACTTGATGATAAAGATATTAGTGAGCGTAATATAGATTATACTTATTATTATGAAGAAGCTTATAAGATTATTAATCCTATTAAGCTCGGAATAAGTCCTAATCAGAAAGGTAATTCAAAGAATAAAACTCTCAGTGGAAAATCTTTGTTAAAGAAGAATTTTGGATTATATAATGATTTATTTGATAATGAAGAAGAACAATGACAGAAGAAGAATTGCATGAAAAAAGTGTTTATCAATGGAGAATGAATAAAGGAATTGGAACTTTTATAATTCCTGCTCCTTTAGATGTTCTTAGACCTTTATTGATGATACTTCCTGCAATGTATAATAAAAGTCCTACAATAGAGACTGATATTGTAGTTGCAGACTTTGTAGATAAAGACAAAGTTAAAGATTATCTATTACATAAGAGCGAACCTGTTCATTCTAATGTTTATAGTAATTTTATTACTAGAGGATTGATTAAAATTTTAACTGTTAGTGAAGCTACAGATATATTTAGTCATCTAAATCCTACTTTAGTGGTTATTTATAATCCTAAAGAATGTCTTTATTGTTATGTAGGTCTGCTAGACAAAGCAAAGTTTAAGTTGGTATTATCATCAACTCTACTTACTGGTAAGTTAGAACAAATTAATAATCTAATTCCTAGAGTTGGTTATTATAATCAAGCTAGTGTAGATGAAATCCGTTCTAGCCGCCCCGTAAAAGAAGTATTAGTTCCTTTGATTATAGATGAAGATAGTAATCTTAAAAAGAAACTTGACTATTATAATAAAGAAATATCTACTGCTATAGCTATCTTTGGTGACTTTGAAACAATTAAGATGGCTCGTCTAGGTAATAGTAATACTAATAGTTCTAGTATGGCTGTATGTTATAACATAGCTCGTCAAAATGGTTGGAATGAGAATCTTGATATGACTATTCAATTTAATATTGAAATAGACGAACTTTATTCTCCAAATGCCCTTAAAGAACGTGCTAGTGGAATATACGAAATTATTAGAAGTAGAAGTCTTGCTCTTGCTTCTTCTGATGAGAAACTTAGTTATATTTTAAAGATTGTTGAAGACAATGCAGATAAGAATATTCTTATTATTAATAAACATGGTGACTTTGCAAATGAAGTAACTAAATATATTAATGATAATACTCATTATAATACTTGTTATAATTATCACGATAAAGTAGAAAATATTCCTGCTATTGATGATAATGGAAATGAAGTTCTAATTAAGAGTGGAGTTAATAAGGGAAAACCAAAAATGCTTGGTGTAAAATCTCAGAAAAATTTAGCTCAAAAGTTGATGAACAAAGGTGCTATTCACGTTTTGTCTACAAATTCTTCTCCCGATAAGGATTTAACCGTAAATGTAGACGTTGTTGTAATTACGTCGCCGTTGTGTGATACCATGGAGACCTACTTATATAGGCTCTCAAAGGTTCAATTCGCAAAGGAGGTACAATTATACACCTTATATTATAAAGGCTCTTTAGAGGAGAAAAAACTAGATGAGCGTGTTAATGGCGCAAATCATCTAATTCTTAATAAAACTGAAATTGAAGTTAAAAGTGATAATAATTATGATTATTGTATTGTAGATTGAAAAATTATGCTTATCTTTGCAGCGTAAATAAGAAACAAATATAATTGCTCTTTGAAATAATGAATGAAGTTGAAACAAAAACCGAAGAAAGTCATGGTTTATCTGTTAGACATGATGATGTTAATACAGGTATCAGAGTTCTAAATCTTCTAGATGAGAAACAACTTGCAAATGCAGAAGTATTTCTAAAGAAGATTATTGCTACTGATAAAGGTGGAGTTAAAAGTGTGAATGAAGGTCTTGCAATTTTAATGCGAGCACAAGACTTACGCTTACCATTTAGTACTTGTATAGAACATATTCATGTTATTAATGGAAAAACTGGTCTTGACGTTCACATCGCTAAAGCACTGTTATCAAGGGCAGGTATAGTCTGGGAAATAACAAAAGATTATGTACCTCAGTATAAATATACTGATGGTAATAGTGTTTACGATGAAACACTTCTCCCAGATTATTGTGTTAAATGTCGAAATCAGAAAGAAGCTGAAAGTAAAACTACTGATGATGTTATTGGTGTTTATCCGCTTAGATATTATAGAGATTTGAAAGGTAATATTTATGATGAATTTCAAATATCTAGTAAATGTGTTAAGTGTATTAACATGGTTCATGCAGCTAAAGTTGCACAAGAAGGACAATATCCTGTAGTTAGAACAGAAGCTAAACCTATTGATTTTGTGACTGAGTACAAGTTTACAAGATATAAGAAAATATATGGCAAAGTAATTGAAACTCATGCAACTGGTCATTTCTCTTATGTTGAAGCTGCACAAGCTGACTTGTTTACTAAAGATACTTTTAAAAAGTACACTAGAATAATGATTGGACATAGAGCCTTTTTCTATGGAGCTAGAGAAATAGCTGGCGATATTTTAATGGGTTGTATGTCTGATGATGAATTATCCGAAGTAGTTAACAATACAAATCCTAATGTTGACAACTTTGTAAACGTAGAAGATTTAACAGAAGATGTTACTCCTACAGAATAAGGATTTAAAATAGAGTTTATTAAATAGTATTATACTATAATTTATTATTAACAATTTAAATATTTAAAATTATGAAGATTAACGGTTTATCATTCGGTATTAATGTAGTTGCAAGTGGTGTTAAGGTTAGCTCAGTTATCACAGAGCCAGTTTTGGTTGCTTCTAGTACAAAGGGTGGTTTCAATATTTCAGGAGCAGTTTCTAAGGCTCTTGGTCTTTTGCCTGGTGACAACATTATGTTTGCTAATGATGCAGCAGATGTAGAGAAAGCTGTAATTAATCGTGTTGATGCAATCGTTGAGTTTGCTCAGAACAATGGTTTTGACCTTGATACTCCAGAGGGTACTTCTGCTTGTGTAGCAGCTATTACAACTTGGTATATTGCTAAGGGTGTTCCAATGTTTAAGAAGACAGGTGAGCCTATTATGGTTAATGTTCGTCTTACAAAGGAAGAGAAGAAGAAGTACTTCGATGAGCATGTAGATGAGGTTATCAAGAATAATCGTGATAAGTTGATTGCTGCTTATGAACTTGCTGAGACTGCTACCGATGAGGAAATTAAGGCTGCTTTCAAGGTAGATGATATGCCTTCTCCACAGATGCAGTCTGTAAGTGGTTGTAAGCTTGCTGCAAGTGGTACTGCAACTGGTACTGGTTTGAAGCTTTCTTTCTCTGATACTAACAACTGGGAGCAGTTGAAGTCAGACCTTGAGGACAAGACTTCTATGAAGCGTATATTTGATGTAGATATCAAGAACCCTATTGTTTCTAAGTACAATAATGGTAAGGACGATGTAGATATTACATTCTATGCTCTTGGTGAGTATAAGGATGAAGTTCCTTCTCGTACCGGTAAGAAAGGTGACGCTGAGGATGCAGAACCAGATGCAGAGTAATTTCATTCATTAAATAAAAATCTTATTTATGAGGGAGAAGAATAATAATCTTCTCCCTTTTTTAGTCAATTTTATAAACGTTTTAAAACTTAATTAAGTTATGACAGAAAAGGTTAATAGTGCAGCAGCTAATGCGCAGGGTGCTGCAAAGAAAGTAAATCGTAGAGGTATTAATAACAACACTCAGGCAGTAAGCCGTTTGAAGTTCCATGAGAAAGATGCTGCTCAGAATGGTTTATTTATGGCTCATCTTGATTCTGTATCTGTTGAATGGTCTCAGAGTGCAGATGGTAATTCTTTTGCTGGTTTGAAGATGCCTCGTTTGGTATTTACATTCGCAAGTAATCATACTGATGCAAAGGAACGTCGTTATGCAGTTAAGACATTATTCCCTATTGAGAGTAATGTTGATACTATTCCTAATGGAGATAAAGCATGGCAAGTAGATAATGTACTTAATACTATTAAGCATATTCTTGATGTGTTCTATTTCAAGGGTCGTGAAATGACTATTGAAGAGGAAGATGCACTTACTCTTGATTTTGTTGATTTCACAGAAGATGAGAAGGGTAATGTTGAGTATGAAGCAGTAGATGCTCAGGCAGTTCTCGATGGTTATCGTAAGATGTTTGACAACGCTGCTGCTATGCTTAATGGTCAGTTTAATCTTGCTGATGGTGCAGTTGCTAAGCCTTGCTTTAAGGACGCTAATGGTAAGTTCATTAATTGTTGGATTAAACTTCTTCGTGCAATTCGTAATCGTAAAGGTTCTTGGGTAGATGTTGACAAGAGTAAAGATTTGTCTTTCCCTTCATTTGTTGGCAATGGTTTTGTCGAGATTGTTAAGATGAAAGATAATCAGATTCTTCCTCCAGTTATTTTGACTGTAGATAAGGTTAAGGAATCAATTACTCCAAAGGATACTGAACCTAAAGCTCCAACTATCGGTGCTCCTGGTATTCCTGGTATGCCTGGTGGTGCTGCTATTGTTCCTCCTACAGCTGGTAACGACATGATGGCTGGTGTTGGTAGTTTTGACCCAACTAGTCAAACTGACATGCCATTCTAAGCAAATTGTTATTATTCTTCTAATGGATTTAATGTTCTAGGGATAGTGATGCGATACTTCGTGTCGCTATCCCTTTTTTATTTATACAATATGAAACGTACAATTAATACTACTAAACTTACAAAGGCTTTTATAGAGTCTCGAATAAGTCAAGAAGATATTGTCGCAAAATATCTAGATATTCCTATTAATGTTGTAGATGATTGTGTTAAACATAATCATCTTATTAAGTCTGTATTTAGAGATGATGATACTGATAGTAGTATGGGTATTGCATACAATATGAAAGGAAGACTTAAAGTTCGAGATTTTAATGGATGCTTCTTTGGTGATGTATATGATGTAGTAGCTTACGTTCTTAGTATTGTTTATGAAAGACCTATTAGTACTGATAATAAACAAGATTTCTATTTTATTCTTAAACATATTTATAGTGTTTTTAGTGATGATATAGATAATCGAGTTAATCATTATGAGATAGATGAATCTATTAGAAATGCTCTTATTAAAAGTAAATCCAGAAAAGCTATTATTGAAATTGTTCCACGTAGTTGGAATAATAGAGATAAAGCTTATTGGAATAAACTTGGTGTAAATCTTGCTTATCTTAATACTCATTTTGTTATTCCTGTTGAACAGTATTATATAGATAGAAGTAGTAATCCTACTCCTAGATATGGATATACTACTAAAGACCCATGTTATGCTTATATGCTGGGTAGAAATAGACAAGGAATATATCTTATAAAACTTTATTTCCCACTTAGAGATAGAACAAAAGAAAGGAAATTTATAACTAATTGTAATGTACTTGAAGGTCTTCCTAATCTTGAATTAGATAATTATGATTATATTATAATTACTAAATCAAGTAAAGATAGATTAAGTCTAGGTAATCATTTAGTTAATCATACCTTTTACGGGGGGGATAGAAAGGCTTTAACAATAGGTGTAGTTAATCTTCCTAGTGAAAATTATAGATTAAAAGCTAACGAATATGATTGGTTAAAGAATCGTTTAGCTGATGATGGACTAATTGTTAGTTTATTAGATTTTGATAGAACTGGTCGTGATGGTGCTGATTATCTTTTAAGTACTTATAATATTCCTTATTTGTTCATTACTCGTGGTGAGTTTGGTCTTGACAATTATGAATGTAAGGATTTTGCAGATTTGCATTATAAATATAGTAACGATGAAATAGATAATTTTATAAAAGATACTCTTAGATATGTCGAGTTACGATACAGAAAAACTAAAGGTAATTCCGATGCCTATTTCAAAAGATTATCAGACTGTGATTTACCATACTAATACGACTAATAAAGAAGGAAAACCAACTGAACAAGTTCGTATTCTTATGTCTCCAATTACAGAAAAAGAAGAAGCTTTGCTTGATGATGGCAAAGCTTTTGTTATACATAGAGGTGACTTATCTTTTAATTTGAGTTCTGATAATGTTTTTGCTTATGGTGAAGTTGACTTTCATAAAGGTACTGATGACTATGAAAATATAGATTCTTTAATACCTTATAGGGATAGGGTTCATATTCCTTTACACTATGATTATGATACTCATACTTGTAAGACAAAAACAAAATGTTATCAAACTTATGAAACTGATAATATTGGAGCTATGGCTCAATATGCGCACGGAAGACTTGGTAAACCAAAAAGAGTTGTAATATTTAAACTTATTGCTAGACGCTCATGATTAACTTCCCAAAGAAATATACAATGGTAGTAGATGAACAAGTTAAAGCTATGGCTATTAAAGATGTTAGTACTTGCGGTGCTGATGAATTTGTTGCTAAAGCTTGTGTTCGTCTTGATTGTTCTCGTATTAAAGATGATATGAGAATGATGCAAACTATAGGTACTCCTTATAAATATGAAGCTACTCGAACTCTTATTGGAATTGATTATGCTCTTCAACAAGGTTGGATTGATGAAAATAAGAAAGATGAGTATGTTTCTAAACTTGTAGCTTTACATAAACGTAATCTTAAATATGAAGAAGATAATCCTCCTATCGTATATGATAAGAAGAAAGGTTTAAAGAAGACTACTCGTACTACTAGAAAGAAAGCTAAAGAAGCAACTATCGAAGGTTTTGAAAAACCTAAGAAAGAAAAAGCTCCAACTGCTGCTCAATTAAATGCTCAAGCTAGAGCTAAACTTATTAGTAAATTAAAGATTAAGTTATGATACTATTTAAAAGAAATGCCAAAGGTGACCCTATTTCATGGAGTATTCATGAATATGGTCAAAATAATGAATATATAGTTCATTATGGTGCTGTAGGAGGACATAAACATAGTGAAATAATTAAAGCTAAACTTAGTAGAGGTAACGAAATAGAATCTCGTATTAAAGCTAAACGTAAAGAAGGATATAAAGAAGCTTCTGAACTTAAAGATAATGCTCCTTTAAAAATAGAAGGTGATGTTAATCTTCTTAACTTTCTTAATACTTATCTCCCAAAGAATAATACTACTGATGAAGGCTTTGTTCTTCCAATGCTTGCAAAAGTACTTAAAGATAATAAACCTTTTGATAAACGTAGTTATTTGGGTCAGTATAAAATTAATGGTGTTAGATGTATTGTTGGTGCTGAACAAACTAATGATATGTTTAATCCTGTTAGACTTACTTATCGTTCTAGAGAAGGTACTGATTGGACTCCTAAACTTACTTGGATGGATGAAGTAATTCTTCCAGCTATTAAAGACGATTTACTTGATGCTATGATTGAAGAAGGAGCTTGTCTTGATGGTGAACTTTATATTCCTGGTTATAAAGTAAATGATATTAATAGTTTTGTTAAGAATGAAAAGCTTCCTCAACATCTACTTCTTCAGTATTGGTGTTATGATATTGCTATTGATAATATGAGTTATGAAGCTAGACGTAAGTTTAAGATTGATAACATAAGTAGATTATGTTATACTTTTGATACTTATGAACAGCATCTTAATAACAAGAGTAAACTCATATTATTACCTGATGTTAATATTGCTAATATTTATGATGCTACAAGATTCAGAGATAAGTTTATAAGTCTTGGTTTTGAAGGTCTTATTGTTCGTGACGTTAATTCTGCTTATCAATTTGGTGCTCGTAATTTAGCTATGCTTAAATATAAACGAGTTGATGATGCAAAATTTAAAATTGTTGATGTTGTTCCTGAAGGAGTTAGAACTAATCTTTGTAAGTTTGTTCTACAAAATGACATTAATGATGAATTGTTTGAAGCTACTGGTAATTTTGACCATTCAAGACAAGAATATATTCTTAAACATAAAGAAGATTTTATTGGTAAACTTGCAACTTGTGAGTTTCGTGAGAGGTCGGGTATTAAGAATGTGCCCTTCCATTGCAAGTTAGTTGATATTCAAAAGTAGATACAATAATGAATTTAAACGCTTATGATAATGTAAAAGAAGAATTAGATAAACATAAAACTTGGTATTCACCAAAGTTTAGAAGATTATATAGTCGAGAAATAAAGTTTAGAATGTTTTATAAGTTTCTTAAACGATGGAATGAAACTATTAAACGAAATGATTATTTTCTAGCTATTAGTATGAGTAATACTGATGGCAAGTTTTATAGAGCTGAAAGAGATAATTATAGTAGGTCGAAATTTTCTATTCCTAAAGAAGTTATTGAAGATTCTATTCTTAATTCTATAGTTGAAGATACTAATATTGAAGTTAAACTTGTTGATGCTCAACCTGATGGTGAAGTATATCAACTAAACATATAATCATCTAGCATGAAAGCCGCCCCGTAAAAGGTATGTACGCTTATACCTACTTTCCTTGCTACGTGAGCGGCTTTCTCATGCCTGCTTATATCTCGGTAACAAATTGAATTTGAACGCCTTACACGAGAATTTGAAATATTATATTTATCTCAAGTGCCCTGGGGCATCCAATCCGGTATGTGTATCGAAGTTTCAAAATTTGTCACTTTTTAGCTTGCTATGAGACATTTTGGCAAATCGTGGAATAATTATACACGACCCAAATTTCAATCCGTTATACGAAAATTTAAAATATTACAGAAAATGTACTTATTGTAGAACATTTAAAAAGTAAAATTATGACTAAAAGTAAAGTAGGTGCTGAACCTAAGAAACAAAGAATTAGACATGCTGTTACTAAAAGCGAAGGTATCCATGAAGGTATTCACAGAGATGAATATGGATATTATGATAGTAGTTATCACTGCTATTGTTTTGCTTATGGTTATTTCTTTCATAGAGGAATATCATTAGCAGTTAAACTTACTCCTTATTATATTAAAAATAATTGGGATAGAGAAGGCTGGTGTGGTGGTCTTAAAGGAGCTTGTATGGCTCGTATTGACCGTAAACGCAAAATAGCTGTAATTAAAGAAGGAACTGAATATGCTTGTTATATTGAACGTGGTCTTCCTGAAGGTTATACTATTTATAAAACTGATGAAGATATTCCTATTTATGATATAACTGAACCGAAGAATAAGAAGATACTTATTAAAATGCATACAAAGTATCTTATTAAAAAGTATCTTGAAACGTTTTATAATGAATATAAAGTACTTAGTTCTATAAGTAAACGTATTCCTTACAATAATTATATTGCAGATAATAGAAATAAATATTTTGTAGAGATTAAAACTCTTGTAGAGAAATATAAGTTTATTCCTAGATGTAAACCTTTATCAGATAAAGTATTTTATATTAATAATTACAAAGTTAACTTTCCTTCTATTAATGCTATTCTTAATGATGCTTTGTTTACTGATGAACAAAAAGAACATATTAGAAAATGTAAGTTCTATACAAAGTTTTGTCTTCATAAAGGAACTAATTGGGCAGAGCTTAATAAGAAATGGTCTGATGAATATGTTACAGAAGTAGAAGCTAAAGATAAAGCTGAGGAAGAATCTTTTCGTAAAAGAGAAGCTGAATATAAAGTTAAAACTGAAAAGAATTATAAAGAAGCTTTAGCTAAAGCTAATCAAACTATTGATGAATGGCGAAAAGGAGGTACAAAAAAAGA